TTCACGGCAGGACGCCCAGCCGAGAAGGCAGCATCCACGTCCGGGAACTGGGTCGTGTTGCTGCCTCGAGAGCGTGTACCAGCAGGAGCATCAGCTCCAGTCGTCTGATTCGGGTCGATGGCCTGCGTACCAAAGACGGTGGTGTTGATGGCGCTGTTGGGGTCCGTGGGGTTCTGAAGCTGCTGACCGCCACGCTGTTCCATCGGAGCGACGAAGCCAGCGACGAAGGGCGGCGTCGTATCACTGGGGATGCAGACCATGCAAACGGCTCCGACCTCCGGCATCACGTAGATGCCTTCGCCGTTGTCGTAGTGCAGGTAGGGTGAGATGACCTGGATGTCGCTGAAGTAGTGGCGATCGAACTGGCTGATGACGTCCACGGTCCAGTTGACCATGTTGACGTTGAGCACGCGCGCTTGCATGATCACAGCAGGCTGCTGGAACGCCTGCGTCATCAGGCTGTTGCGGAACCGGCGAGCGTTGAGACGGACCTTGGGTCTCATCGCTTTGCCTCAGTAGTGGAAGGGCTGGACGTTCTTGCCCTCTCGCGGAGGGAGCCCGAACTCGGCGCCGTACGCGACACCGGGAACGGGGTGTGGTCCGTGGATCTTGGAGACGAGACCCTGCGCTGCGGCCTCGTAGAGCGTGTCCTTGAGCTTGGCGTGCTGCATCTTCGCCATCCAGTCTTCTTGCAAGGATAGCGGAAGAACGTCCACGCCTTGAAGTACCGGACGGTGGAGGATGGGCATCTTGCCCTTCAGCTCCGTTTCGTTGAGCTTCTTGACCACCGACGTCGGGTGGAACTCGCCGCGCATGATGTACTGGTGGTCTCCAGGGTCTTCGACCTTGGTGAGGTTGCTCATCGCCTTCACGAGGGTCTCGAGCATGCGCCTGCGCACCGTCGGTCCGCTGGAGTTGTAGATGCGGTCCATCTCTCCGGTGATCTGATTCTGGACCTCGTCGATGCTGCCCGTCGCACGGTACAGGTCATGAGGGTTGACGGACGTGCGATTCGGGTCGCTGAGCATCGTACCCGCTTCGACGTGGTCTCCGATCTTTGAGGCCGAGAAGGGGATGGAACGGGCATCTCGGTTCGCACCGGTTAGCGGCATGTGGAGTGCGTTACCTGCCGGGTCCCTTCCCACGAAGTGACGGGTGCCGTTGATCCAGATGTCCACTCCGGTCTCTGTTGGCACGATGCGCTCGATGCGTCCACTGGTCATCGCCACCGTCGCTGCATTGGGGATCTTGGTAGGTAGTGTCGTGAGCTGCTTGAACCGGTCGAACTGGTTCACGATCTTCGACCCGCCACCAGCCTCACGGACACCGCCGGTGTGGAACCCCTTGAGCATGAGCTGCATCGCACGCTCTCCGACGGCCTGCGCGGAGATGACGCCGATGTTCGTCCCGAGCTCGTAGTTCTGACCTTCGACAGATGGGCCGATGCACTTCTGACAGAGGCCGTGTTCCGCCTCACACTTGAGTGGGCTGCGAACCAGGAGCTTGGCGTTCTTGTCGGCCGAGCGGATCTGCCCGACGATGTCGGGCGTCAGCAGCGTGCCTTCAGGAACATGCAGATGCCCGATGTGGAACGCCTGCGCCAGATGTCTGTCATGCACATCCGGGTCGCTAGCCAGCAGGGCCACGCCCTTCTTGGTTCCGCAGTCGGGCTTCTCCACGAGCATGTTCATCGTTGTGTTCAAGAGCAGCTTCGAGAGGGCGCCAGGCTCTTGAACCTCTTGGACCTTCATGACGGCGCCTCGACGTGCGCCGTAGAGTTGCGTCCAGTATCCACCAAGATCGAGCCCTTCGGAGTAGCTCTTGGTGACGGCTGTCGGGATGTCCCGGTCGAACGAGTCCTTGTAGATCATGGGGGCCAGCACCATCTGCTTGTACTGGTTCCAGTCCGGCTTCACGCCAGCGCGAGCCATCAGGTAGAGGTTCGACGGGGAATCCTCCGCCTTCCGACGGTGCTCCTTCATCATCTCGTCGGAGGCATCGACCCAGACGTTGACCGACTGGCGGTCTTTCTCCGACTGACTCAGGCGAGGGTTTGCGGTGATGCCATTCACCTTCTCGCGTGCTGTTCGAAGCAGCCCATCACGAGTCCCGCGATCGGTGGTGAAGTCATCGAGGGAGAGGGAGTGTGTTCCGATGGCGACGTTGCCCCCCTTGGCGAGAGACGTCTTCACGACGCCGAACGAGGCGTCGTAGCCGAGGTTCTTGATGTCGTCAGCGATGCGTCCAAACGCACCGGCGTTCTTCTTGCCGACCTGGGTGAGAATGGACTTGAGGCCGTTCTTGTCGACTCGGAAGTCCAGATCGTGCAGGACCTGCTTGTGCAAGTCATCAGGCAGGACGGAGGCCAGCAGCACACGTCCTGGCGTAGTGGTCTTGCCTCCCACGCTCACGATGTCGGTGTGATGGACCTTGCCCTGATGCAGGGCTTCCACGGCTTCTTGGTCGGTCGCGAAGGAGGCGTTGGTCTTCTTGCCCACCATCGAGAGCTTGTAGAGGCCGAGGGCGCTCTCGAGGGTGGGCTGGTACATCACGTGGCCTGAGGCCTCGTTGAAGACGTTGTTCGAGGGGAACATCTTCTGGGCTTCGCGCACGGCCTCATGGCTGATGGGCACGTACACGGCCATCGTGTCTCCGTCGAAGTCGGCGTTGAATCCCCCGGTCACGAGCGGGTGGATCTGGATGGCGTTGCCCATTACGACACGGGGCTTGAACGCTTGCACCGAGTACTTGTGCAGAGACGGGTCCCTCTTCAGCAGCACGGGGCGTTCGTTCATCACGTGCTCGAGCGCACGCCAGACCATGGGATCGTCCTGCCCCTTGTGCACCTTCGACAAGACGGCGGTGGCCTGTATGGCCGTAGGAGCCGTACCCTGAAGAACGAGCTGGCGGATGACGAACGGGCGGAAGAGGGTGAGCGCAGCATCACGAGGCAGACCGACTTCGTCGAGACCGAGAGAGGGCTCGGGCACGATCGTCGACCGCATCGTGAGGTCTTGACGACGGTTGGTCAGGACGCTCTGGAAGTAGCCTTCCTTGGGAGAGATGCCGGCAATCTGATCGAGCAGGCCCTTCTCCTTCTTGTCCTTGTTCACCGTCCCGACACCCATGATGGCCTTCACGCCATCGTAGTAGGCATCGCGCAGCTCCTTCTTCTTGCGGTCCGTCAGGTTGGTGGACAGGACCGGGTCCTTGAGGCGGTTGTTGATCGTCTCGAACTGCTTGTAGAGCCCGTTGATGTCTTCGTACTTCAGACCCCCATCCGCCATCATCGTGAGCGGACGGATGACTGGAGGCACGATCGGAATGTTGTGCAGGATGTACGCGTCGCTCGGCTTCAGGTCGAGACGCTGGAGCGAAGTGAGGTACTTCACTCTCTTGAGGACCTTGTCCGCCTTCGAAAGAGGGGTCTTCGTGAGCTCTTTCTTCGCAGCCTCGAGGTCACGCTTCACGTCGATGCGGTCGAGCAACGCCTTGATGCCTGCGCCGCCTGTGACCCCCAACTTCGAAGACACGATCTTGCCGGTACCTGGGTCGACTCCGACGTCTCCCGTCATGATGGAGTCGAACTGCTGCTCCTTCAGACCCGTCAGCTTCTTGATGGCACTTTCGAAGACCGGGTTCGGCACTGGCTCGGCCAGACGCAGATGCGCCCACTTCGTTCCACCATGACCACCGGTGATCCTCTCGTCGAAGAGACCACCAGGCATCACGATGAACTCGCCGGACTTGTCCGTCTTGGCACGCACAGGCGACTTATCCGCCTGAGTGAGTTCCCCACTCGACATGTCGATGATCTGCTTGTCTGTGAGCGGACCAAGCACGAACTGGTGCCCCTGCTTCTCGACGTTGATGCCCGCCCCCTTGAGCATGTCGGTGAACTTCTTGAAGGCGAAGGTCGTCTTCGGAGGAGGCAGAGGCGTGCCCTCTTGAATGGCCTTCCAGACCTCGATGTGCTGCGACGGCCAACGCTTCGCCTCGTTCTGCTCGGGGTCTCTGCCCTCAGCCTTCCACGTCGACATCTCCCGCACGTTGGCCTTCGCGCCGTGCGCCAGCATCGCGTAGAGGGCCAGATGGCTCAGGCTCTGCCCTCCAGCGTGCCCACCACCACCAGGCTGGAGATTCGTGTCGTAGGGCTCTGCATCGGGCAGACCCGGCAAGCTCATGCCGCTGCGCACCGACAACTTCTTCTCGACCTGGTGCACAAGCTTCAGCATGTACTGCGGTCCGACGAGCGCCGGCCCGAGAGGCTGATGGGACACTGGGTCGATGAGCTCCTCGGTGTCAGAGATGCCGTGCTTCTTGAGCTCGTCCTTCACTCGAGTGAGCGCATCGGTGATCTTGGGGTCGAAGTTGTCGACGAGATACGTCCTGCCTGTCTTCTGAGCAATCTTCGCAGCAGCGGTCTCGAGGACCTGCCCCACGTTCATGCGTCCTGGCACACCACTCGGGTTCAGCAGCACATCGATGGGACCGCCGGTCTTGCTTCTGGGCATCTCGTCGTTCGACAAGATCTTGGTGACGATGCCCTTGTTGCCGTGGCGGCCGGAGAGCTTGTCGCCCACCTGCATCGGCTCGACCGTCTTGACGTGGACGGTGACCTTCTCTGGCGTCTTGTGCACAGCAACGACCTCGCCTTCGAAGTCGCTGTCCCAACGGACCGAGTTGTCGCTGTGGTGTGCCTTGAGCGCCTTGCGCATCGCGGTCAGACCGGAGCGGTCCTTGAGCTCGAAGGGACGCATCGCGACCACGAGCGGATCACCTGGCTTGACCTTCTGACCGATGCGCACGACCCCGTTCTCGTCCAGCTTGTCGTACTGGTCGGACTTGAAGACCCCGGGATGGAGGACCGAGAACTTCCTGGGGTCGAGGATGGTGTTGGCCTCGATCTTCAGCAATGGCTTGTGCAGATGGACGCTCGAGAGCTTCCTCGCTGCCTCGTCGCTGATGACGATGCCGTCCTCGAAGTTGTACCCCTTGAAGGGAACGTAGGCGACACGGAGGTTCGTACCGAGAGCGAGCGTGCCGTCCTTCGAGTAGTTCGTGTCAGCGATGACCTGGCCTCGATGGACCTTGTCACCCACCCTCACGAGTGGAGAAGAGTGCATCACGCTCTTGACGTCGTTGAGCGGGTAGTTGTGGTAGATCTGCACCTCGTGCTCTTGGCCATCGGAGCCATCGATGATGATGGCGTCCTTCTTGATCTTGGTGACCGTACCGGCTGCCGGGGCTCGATGCGATGTCTGGTGGCCGAGGAGCTGTTCGAAGCTGTCGATGCCGCTACCTGGAACCGTGGGGGCGGCCACCTGGACCAGCGGTGCTTGGCGATGCACCAGCGAGATAGCCTGCTCCATGTGGCGGCTGGCCATGCCGGCGCGACCACCAGAGTCGTTGGGCAAGAAGGGGATGAGGTTCGACGTGACGTTGAAGAGCTGACTGGGGTGACGCAGAACGTAGTCGGCCTCGCCGAAGCCCCGTTCCTCGATGCGGTTGTGTTCGGCCACCATCTTCACCTTCGCGGAGATGGGTACGGGCTTGCCAGACTTCCAGTCGACCTGGTCGGGAAGAACCACGTTGCTCTTGAGAAAGAGGCTGGGAGACAGGTCGTCGAACTTGCCGGTCTTCAGGTTGTAGGCCGCGATCGTGGCCTCCGTACCCTTCTTCTTCATCCCCATCGGCAGACGCAACGTCACGCCGGTCTTGTCGCTCTCCGGCGTGTTGATGGGATCGAGGAATCCGAGATGCGAAGGATTGATCATCTTCGCCTCTTCGGTGATGCTCCTCTCGCTCTTGATGCCACCAGGCCCCATGATGGTCGTCTGCATAGCAGTCGAGACCATCTGAAGGGGGTTGATCTGCGTCGCCGGGTTGGCGATAGAGGTCTTGGTGAAGAGCTGCTTGACCGGCTCGTTGAAGTAGTCGAAGCGCACAGCGTCACGAACGCCCATCGTCTTCGTGCTGTTGAGCTGCCGCTGGAGCTTCTGGATGATGGTTCTCTTCGACCCGCGCAGGCGCTCGTAGGCGAAGTCACCGGCTGACCGCAGGTCCTTGAAGACCAAGTTGTCTCGGTCATCTTCGGGAGCGCCTCGCTGCACATCGAGCAGCTTCTTGGTGGCCAGATGCAGGGCCTCTCCGCTGATGTGCTCGACCGGCTTACCGAGAGTGACCTCATTGACCTCGGGGCGCATCTTGGCGTCCAGGAAGATCTCGTGCAGATGCTGAACCGCCGCCTGATGTGAGGGAGCGACCTGACCGGTGTTGGTCTTGTAGAAGGACTCGACGGCACCGGCACTGCGGGGTGCGTTCTTGTTCGCTTCGAAGATCTCCTTGCCCCAGGTCTTCTCGAGCTCGTCGTCTCCGACTCCCATGGCCTTCAAGAAGGGGTAGAGAGGAGAGCCCTTGGACTTGCGGTACTCGACCTTGAACAGCTTGCTGGCGGGGTCGAAGATGGCGTTGAGCTGCCCGACACGACCAGTCACGTTGAAGCGGGCCTCGAGATCTCCGTTCGCCTTGCGACGAACGTAGACGCCAGGCTTGAGCTGCCACTGGTTGTCGACCTGGTACTCCTGACCGCTGACGATGTAGCTGTAACGTCGAGTGGTCTTGGGGATGTCCGTCAGGCGGATGCGCTTCGTGTCGACGACGGCGCCCGTCAGGTTGTCCTTCATCTCGAGGGTGCCGAAGACCTGAGCTCCCCAGGTCTCGCCGTTCATCTTGGCGCGCTGCTGTCCTCGGATGTCGTCCACCCGCAGAGGATCTTCCACCTCGAGCTTGGTCAACGAGAGGGACCGTGCCTTGCCCTTGATGGGCGACTCGAACAGGTAGTGGAGACCCTCCAGCGTCCGGTCCCGGAGGTGATGGTAGGCATCGGTCGGGTCGAGGTAGGCCATCGGTAGATCTCAGCAGCAGAGCTTAGCAAAGCCTACCTAAAGACGGGGAAAAGAGTACTGGAGCAGACGCACACGTCCCGCATCAGAGGAAAACATGCCTGGACCGAAGACCAAGGACGAAGACGAGAACAGCGGACGCGAGTTCGAGCGGCACGTTGACCGGATGTATCGCGGTCAAACCGACGAGGAAGAAGACGAGAAGAAGGACGAGGACAGCGAATGATCGAGTTTTTTCTCTCGGCGGTGCTCATAGGAATCATTCGGGGCTTCATGACCTGGCTAGGAGAACGATTGCGACATGATCGTGCACCCGTCACTGGAACGTGGGCGCTTGGGGGTTATCGGGGGTAGGCTTCTCGGCGAGACATTCGGCTTGGTCGGCGTGAGGGTGGGGGACCCTCACGAGACCAGACGTGAGTGGACCATCGATGGACTTTACTCCCCCATCTGGGGGCGAGCGCTCGGAGGTATCCGCGCTCGAGTGGTAGATCAGAAGGGGGTCCACTCGTTCATCAACCAGCGAGACCTAGAGCTGTTGCTCGGCTTCGCGAATCCCGGCGAGTACTGCCGGTGGTTGGGGAGTGACTACGTGGACCCCTACGATCGCGGCTGGATGGGCTTCTTCATGGACGAAGAGGACCTCCGAGATGACCTGTACACACGAGAGTCCGAGCTCCGGTACCAGCAAGAGCAGTTGACTGGCTCCCCGATTCTGCCCTCAGAGTTCGAGATCGACAGGATGATTCGGGTGAACGCTGATGTCCGAGAGTTCCTGGTCCTACTGTTCGACTTCGATCAAGACACGGGTGTCGCTCCCGACACTCGGCTCCAGACCGTTGACCTCCGGTGGAAGAGGTACGAGAGACAAGGAGTGACATGGCATCAACTTTGAGCGGGGTGGAGCTCGAGCTGGAGGAAGAGGAGTGCGAAGACGGAGAGGAGGGGGACTACTCGGAGCTACTCTGCGGATGCGGAGACGAAGAGTTCATCAAGCTCGAGGAAGACATCGTCTGCGTGCACCTGGCGATGACCTACACGTCCCCGGACAGCCAGGTCCACTACATGATCCTTCAGGACGAGTACGGCGAGCCTGTCGCGGAACCGCTGTTCTTCAGGTACGAGTGCTGGGAGAACGTCGGTGAGGAGCTCTCGGAAGCGGTCGAAGACAGACCTCCGTGGGATGAACCAGGCTCGGTGCTCTGCTGTGACTACTGCCAGTCATCGATACGCATGGGCGAGAAGTGCGCGACCGTGCACGTCGGAGAGATCGGGATGTCGGAGCGGACGAAGGACACGACCTTCATCTCCTCCGACGACGACCCATACGTCATCTGCCTTCCTTGTGTGGCGCTCATGTTGGGCTCGGAGATCGACCAGTTCCAAGCCTTTCAACTGTGGGATGGGCACATCGCACAGAACAACGAGTGCCCCCTCTGCACGCAAGCGCGTTGCTGGCGCATCGGCAAGTGCACGTGCAAGTGTCATGTGGTTCCGCGGTAGAAGAGAGGGTCTCCGAGATGCGCCTCGGAGACCTCTCGACTGGAGATCCCATGAGTGACATAATCGATGTCTCTACCAACGAAGGTGTGACCAACCTCGAGCCTCTTCTTCTTACCGCCATGTGCGTCCCACACGGCGACCCGCGAGACCCGACGACCAAGAAGGGGTTGCCTGTCATTCTCTGGGGTGACCCTGGCATCCGCAAGTCGGACACTGTGGCGGCGATCTCGAGAGTCCTCAACCTCTACCAAGCCACGGTCTTCCCCTCGACCTGTGCCCCAGAGGACTTCTCCGGCATCCCGGTCCCCGATGGTAAGGGCAAGGTCGTCCGACTCTGCCCTTGGAAGAAGGTCCAGGACCTCTGCGAGATCGGGGAAGGCGTTCTCTTTATCGATGAGACCACCACCGTAGGTGCTGCCGTGCAGGCGGCGCTCATGGGTGTCGTCCTCAACCGCGTCATGGGGGACGTCGAGCTCCCTCCAGGAGTTCGCCCTCTTCTCGCCGGCAACCCTCCCGAAACCGCGGCGGGTGGGCACGACATCACAATCACCCTCGCGAATCGGTGCTGCCACATCTACGTCTCTCGCCCGACCGTCGAGGAATGGCTCGACTGGAACTGGGATCACGATATCGCACGCAAGAAGTTGCCGGACAGCATGTACGACGCCGAAGCCAAGATCGTCGAGAACTGGGACCGGAACTGGAACCAGGCTCGCGCTCTGGTCTCTGGCTATCTCCAGCGCAGCGGGCAGGACATGCTCTACAACTTGCCTCCCGAGGGGCATCCGGAGCGTACGAGAGCGTGGCGGTCTCCACGCACGTGGTACATGGCCGAGTGCGCCCTGGCCACAGCCATCGCTCTTCGTCCTACGAAGAAGACCGAGATGCACATCGGAGATGAGATCGAGGATGCTCTCATCGCCGGCTGCATCGGTCGCGGTGCTGCACTCACCTTCCGCACCTGGCGCAAGCAGAGCGATCTCCCAACACCCCAGGACATGCTTGCCAACGGCTGGGCGCCGGACAAGCAACGCCTGGACCGAAGTCTCTACGCCTACTCCGCGCTGTGCGGTTACGTCGCGACTCTCCCGAAAGGGGACGAACGACTCCGTGCTGGAGGCAAGGCGTACACGATGCTCCAGCAGGCGTGTGAAGCCGGGATGGCCGACTTGCTGTACCGGTCAGGTCAGGAGCTCGTGAAGGCAGGCATCATGCCCTCGACGCTGAAGACCAAGGAACATGGCGACGCTGCCGTCTACGTGATGAACCGCTTCAAGTCCAAGTCGGAGGCCTTCCGCAAACTCGCGGAGCAGACTCCGTGACGCCGGAAGAGAAGCTCATGGAGGCGCGCATCTACCTAGGGCTCAACGCACCCTACTTCTCGGATGCGCTCCTCAATCTCATCCCCTGTCCCACGGACAAGATCTCGACCTACGCCGTCACCCCACAGATGGTGATGTTCTACAGCCCGAAGTACGTGCTGTCGCTCAACGACAGGCAGAACGCCACGCGTCTCTGGCACGAGATCCAGCACGTTCTGCGTGAGAGCTGGAATCGTCTCGTCACTGTCGACCAGGACACCAACAACCTCTGCTCAGATCTGGCCATCAACAGTAGCGGTCTTCAAGGCCCCTGGGACTTCGGGCCCGATGGGGTGCTGCCCTCCAAGTACGGGCTGCCAGATGGCCTGACGATGGAGGAGTACTACGATCTCCTCCCCAAAGCCCCCCACGCCCTCGCTCAGGCCCGACTCAACGGGGGATGTGGCTCCGGCAAGTGTGGGAGTGTGGCTGGTGGTCGACTGAGCGACGATCTCCAGAATCTGTCCGAGGAGATTGGCCGCTCCAAGGCCGACGTCGAGCTTGTGAAGCGGAACACCGCGCATCGAATCCTCGACCACTGCAAGAGGGCAGGGGACCTACCTGGCGGATGGAAGGACTGGGCGGAAGCCATCCTAGCCCCTCCGAAGATCTACTGGGCAAGCAAGCTCGCAGCCATCTATCGGGACAGCTACACGAAGATCGAGTCAGGGATGGATGACTATTCCCTGTCTCGCATCTCGAAGAGAACCTGGGTCATCCCGAACGGGGCCATCCGCCCGAGCATGATTCGCTACCAGGTCGAGGTGGCGCTCTACATCGACACGAGCGCTTCGATGAACATCGATGCGCAGATACGGCCTGCTCTTCGAGAGGCTCGAAGCGTCATCCTTCAGTCAGGCTGCGACAAGCTCTGGTTCGTCCAGATCGACGCAGCTCTCGGCTGTCAACCCAAGCGAGTATCCACGTCTGACCTTTCGAGGGTGGAGATCTGCGGACGTGGAGGTACGGACTTCCGACCGGCCTTCACGCACGCGCCCACACTCAGACCCAGACCGCGGCTGCTCATCTACTTCACAGACGGCTTCGGACCTGCCCCGCAGACGAAGCCCAAGGGCATGGAGGTCATCTGGTGTCTCATGGGCAAGCAGAGTCAGCCCCCAGCGAAGTGGGGCAAGATCGTCCGCGTCGAGGACTGAAGTTCAAGTTCGACATCGACTGTCGCCCTATCCGAGGGCAGAAACCTGACAGTCATCCGATCTTCATCCACAAGAGCGGAGCCATCGACATGAGCGCGCACTCCAACGGGGTGCCGTTCCGTGTACTCGCGCAGGAGTACAAGATGCTGGAAAGCCGGCAGCGTATCTCCTGCCAGGCCTTCGCTGCCGGTCTGCTGGCCAACAGCAGGGACGAGATCGAAGAGAACCCCATCAACAAGCAACTTGGAGGTGTGACGGCGGGTGACTTCCGAGAGATCACCTACGAGGCACTGCTCAAGAGGGAAGAGCGGAGGAAGCCGGGGCCTATCGACATCTTCTCCTCCAGCCTGCGGCATCGCGAGTCGCACGTGGTTATGCAAAAGGCGCAGGAGGTTCTCGATAGCTGCACCTACCGAACGACGAACACGTACCAGCATCGTGTCGCCCTCATCTCCACCACAATCGGCAAGACCTCCTTCACAGGAGACCGAGAGAACCTCCCGGCAAGAGAGAAGCTCGTCAAGGGCAAGAAGAAGTCCTTCATCCCTCGACGTAGCCTGATCACCATAACACTGAACCTTCAGCGCTGGGCTCGGGTGTACCTGTACTGCGGAGGTGTCGTAGAGGAGCAGTCAGGGGAGAATGTCCTGAGGCACTTCATCTACGAGATCTTCAAGGTGAAGTCGGAGGACGAGCTCTACGTCCACATCATGAAGCAGTCGACCGGCTACCGGCTTCAGGCGAGGAAGGCCGTCATCCGTCGGGCTCACGACGGCATCTGGCGCATCCACGACTGGCCGGTGGTCTGGCCATGAATCTTGTACAAGATCTAAGTCTTGTACAAGATTCGGGAGGGGTGGCGTTCCGCCCCTTCTTTCTTAGCCCCTTGACGCTCGAGCCGGCCGTTCTTAGTCTCAGGGCCATGCAGTCCTGCCTATAGCACCGAGCAGATTCTCCTCGGGAAGTCGTCGAACCCCCTCACGCACTACGTGATTGTGCGTTCCGACCTTCCCCGCGGCATCCAGGCCGCGATGATGGTGCATGCAGCCGGAGAGAGCTCTCCCGGCAACCTCCCTCCGGGCACGTTCGCGGTGGTGCTGGCCGTTCACGACGAGGCCGCGCTCGCACGAGTTCAGGAGGTCCTCGAGCGCAAGGGCGTGGAGTTCGTGGCCATCCACGAGCCCGACGAACCCTACAACGGGCAGCTCATGGCCTTGGGTCTGAAGCCCAAGCTGAAGGGAGAGGTGCGGCGCCACGTGTCGTCACTGCCGAAGTACAAGTAGATCACGGGACGGTGGTCCAAGCTCAGGACGACGGCGAAAGCCGGCGGTGGTGGTTCAAGTCCATCCCGTCCCGCCATGCGCGCATAGCTCATCGGCAGAGCACCCGAAGATGCTTGCATCAGAGGGAGGTACTGCGGTTCAATTCCCGGTGCGCGCGCTACGGACCCTTAGCTCAGCAGGTAGAGCTGCCAGCCCATAGATCTGGAGGGTCGAGGGTTCGAGTCCCTCAGGGTCCGCTAAACGGTAGGCATCGAACGACGTTGCGGCAGCTTCTCCGGCATCGGCCGCATGTCGACGGCGTTGCCCTTCGCAGCAGGCTTCTGACCCTTGGCGTTGGCGGCCTGCTGCGACTGGAAGATGGAGTTCTCGGTCTCGAGTTGCTTGACGTACTGGAGAACGAGGTCGGCCATCTCGTCGCCACCCTGGAGCTTGATGTTGCGGATGGCGAGCTGCTGGTGGACGGGGTCCATGCGGGAGATCTGCCGAGCCTCCATCATGGCCAGAGAGTTGATGTCGACGTGCCCCTTGGAGCCGTCCATCTTCTGACCGAGACCGAGCTGGCTCGAGATGGTCGCGGTGAACTGCTGGCTCGGGTCCACCGAACCCACTGTCGGGTCCACGTTGGGGTCCTGCTGCTGCCCTGGGGTCTGCACTGCTGCTGCCTGGTCCTGCGCTGGCGCCGTAGCCGACTGACCCCCAGGGACTCCGCCACCGTTCTCGAGCGCAGCATCTTGCCCGCCAGGCTCTCCAGGCGCTTGACCGAGAGCCGTCTCGGCCATCATCGCCTTCTGAGCCTTGGCCTGGTACTTCGACATGACGATCTGACACTCACCCTGGATGTTGGCCATGGTGACCTGTTGCACCTTCTCTGCCTCCATCCGGTCCTTGGACTCCTGCCCGATGATCTTGTTCTCCTCGGTCGAGTCCAGGTCGTTCTCCGAGAGCAGCGTCTTGTCGCTCACCTTGCCTGCCTGGTTGAGTTGGAACAGGTACGCCTTGCGCTGGATGTCGTCGGCCATCTTGAACGGCTTGTGGCGCGCGGTCGCCATCGGCCAGTCCATGAAGTCGGCGATGCTGCGCATGATGAAGCGCAGGAGTTGCTTGTGCCGGATGACGTAGCCGATGAAGGCGTTCTCCATCATACGCATCGAGACGTTCGACCCGGCGTACGACAAGCCACCGAAGATGAACTCGCGCGGCACACCCATGCCGGCGCAGAGCTGCTCGCTCCACTCGCGGATCTCCGCCGTGAGCATGAGCGCCTTGCCCTCACCACCGATGGTCTGGTTACCGATGGGCAGAGGGAGGATGGGGATGTAGTTGTTGTCGTAGCGCCAGCGGGCGAGCTCCATCGCCACGTGGTCACGCCAGTCCTGAAGGTTGATGCTCGTGAAGGGATCGGCCGTGCCGCTGGCCGGCTGCGGGAAGACCACACGCAGAGGCACGATGTGCTCGACGAGGATGGCCTCTTGCGCCTTCTTCATGAGCTGGAGGTAGTACGTGTCCTTCAGCACCGGCAGGATGAGCGGCATGCCCCAGCCGCGGTCCTGTGTCGCCAGCGAGGGTCGACGCAGATGGAAGATCTGGTCCGGCGAAAAGACGACGCCCTTCTGTTCCTTGAGGGCTTGAACGAAGATCTGAGGCACACCCTCCACAATCTCCTTGCGGCCGATGATGATGTCGTTCCTCATCACGGCGGGGATCGTGTAGAAGTACGTGTAGTCCCCGGTGAACTCGTTGTAGATGATCTCGATGTCCTCGGGGTTCCAGCGAATCAGCTTGATACCGCTGGCGTTCTTCAAGTACTGGTCCTTCACGATCGCATCACCGGTCATCCCGCAGCCAGGACATGCGAGTCGGAACGCGTAGTTCGTGAAGACCCACTGGTTACGGCAACGCTTGGCCGCCTCTGTCCAGCCGCAGTTCTGGCACTTGAGGTACTTCGTGAACGGGAAGCCGAGGCCGATGAAGGCGTTGCCGTAGGTGTGGTAGTCGAGCCCGACCTCCACCTGGAACGCACGGTACCGCAGGTTGTCCTGGATGATGTCCGTCCACTTGTTCGCGACTTCCCGATTCTCGTGGTCGATGATGATGTCGGTGATCGGGTACTCGGAGAGCTTGAAGCACGTCGCGTTGATGAGCGGGTTGGTCAGGAAGTAGTAGCGGCACCACCGAAAGAGCTGCTTGACGGTGACGGGCAGGTACGTGTGGGCGATGTCGAAGAACGGACTCGGGTAGTTGACTCCCTGTACCGGAGAGCCCTGGATGCGTCCGCGCGTTTGGCTGAAGCGAAGGACCGAAGACGGCCCGCTCGCCAACCCGAGGCCTCCCATGCTCATTCGAAGCCTCCGCCAGCGCCGCCGCCGGCTCTCGCCGTCATGATGGTTTCAGACGGAGCGGCTTGGCCGGTCTCCGTCGTTAGATCTGTCGACTGTCTTGGGAAGGACCCGTTGGGGTGCAGTGACGACTGCGGACGCATCAGCATGGTGCGCGCCTTGTGCACACCGCGCCCGATGACCTTGCCCGCTTGCCCGAGCCCCTCTCCGAGGACGGCGCTGCCGATGATGGGCATGGGTGCGCCGGCGATGCCTCCAACGAGGTTGCCTACCTCGTGGCCGATGCTCTCCTCCCGGGACTGGCCGGGTGGGGGCTGGGCGATGGCGGCGTGCGCCATTCCAGCCGCGGGGAGGCCCACCATGAGCGCCTTCATGCCGGGGCTGGTGCCGTGCCACTGGGCTGCGCCGCCGGCCCTCAAGACGGGCAGCAGGCCGTGCTTGCCGACGGCCTTGGCGACGCCTGGGATGCTGGTCAGGCCCATCTGCTCGGCCTTCACGAGAGCGTCACGGGCGGGCCCGGTGGAGCCGTGGGAGGCCATCCGCAGGGGCTCGAGGCCGCCTTTGGGCGTCCAGCCGGTCAGGGAGTGGAGCTGGCGCTGGCCGAAGCGTCCGAGGGCGCCGGCAGCAGCACCCAGGCCTCCAGGTGCGGCGAGCTTCTGGAGCTCATCGCGGAAGGCCAGCATGGTGTTCTCGGAGATCTGCGGCATCAGGCGTCCTGGATGAGAGGTATCTGAGTTCTCATCCTACTCCTGCTCTCCTCGAGGTGCTCGAAGATGGAGAACATCCGACGGAGCTGCTCGTCGTCTCCGGTGTTGCCCGTTGGGGGCTGGAAGGTACGACGGACGTCCGACCAGCGGGCTCGAATCTCGCTGGGGTGCACATCCGAGGGCCAGCCGGAGGAGATCTTGACGAGCATCTCGAGAGGCGTCTGCGGAACGAAGACGCCGTCATGCTCGTGCACCACCTCGAGGTACTTGCGGACTTCTTCCCCGAAGACGACGTCGCGTCGCGTGTGGTCCATGATCTCCACTGCGACAGCACATTGCGCCACCGTCGGAACCTGCATCACCTCGAAGTCCGGGAAGATGCCGTTGAGCGGCATCGCGCACCAGATGAAGATCTCCCACTTCTGCCACGGGCTGTCCGCCACGTGTAGCGTCTTCATCGCCATCAACTTCGAGAGGTTCAAGTCGCTGACGTTGCCGAAGTCCTTCTGGATGCTGTCGTGCAACGTCTCGAGCTCCCACTCGAGCCACTCGGGCCCGTACTTCTTCAGCACGGTCAGCGCGAGCGTAATCGGATGCGTGAGTGGATGGATGAAGAGCGTCTTGAGCGTGACGGCTGGAGGAGCAGGGATGTTGCCGTCGTACGTCCCGTGCTCCTTGCCTCCGCCCGACGTCTCGAGCTCGGAGACCATCAGCCGCTACCCGGAGCTCCGGCGCGCTGCTCGCGAGCCATGTTCGCGAGGATCTTGCGCTGGTCGACGGGCATCGACTTGTAGATGTCCACCGGGTTCTTGCGGAACTCTTCCGCGAACGGCTCGGTGAAGACGTTCTTGACCAGCGAGAGTCGCTTGTTGGCGAGGTACTCGAGATCCATCTCGCTGACGGTCATGTTGCCGATGGTCTCGCTGAACTCCGCCCTCTTGGTGAAGCCGAACGTCGAATAGTAGGGGTCGGGCACCTCGTCGTTCTCGTAGAGGTGGTTGATGCCCGCCTCCTTGTCGAAGGCCTCGAGGAGCATGGCGAACGTCATCGGCTGGACGGTGCCGTAGATGCCCGCGATCTTGTCCAGGACCTGCTGGTGCGTCTCGTCCACGACGGTCTTGCGCGCCTCGAGAGCGACCTTCACCTCGGCGAGCGGAGCGTAGGTCACGCTACCATGCTTGCGCAGGGCTTCCGAAGGTTCGATGCCGAGCTCCTCGGCCCTCTTGAGCGTGTTGACCGCGTAGGCGTGGCGATCTGCCGGAGAGAAGGAGCCATCCCACTCGTTGAAGTACTCGCAGGCAGTCTTCACCTGCGCGTAGTCGTCCAGCGGGTACCGCCCGTCGAGAGCCGTCACCTGCGCCTTCTTCTCCTGGACCATCTTGGGGGGGTCGAAGCCGCTCACGTCCACATGCGGCTTCATCACCTTCGCCTGCGGCAAGGACTTCGCCTGCTCGCCTGGTGTGGTCTCGTTGACCTCGGGGCAGACACCCTTCTCCCCTCCGTGATGGTCCTTGCCTTCGACTCGAGGGCTCAAGGTCCCGGTCTTCTTGAGCACCATCTTGCTCGTCTCCGGCTGTGGCCGAACAGCCTGACCAGCCGGCATGGTGTGCGTGCCCGAAAGCTCTGCGGTCTTGCTCATGGTCTCCTCACGGAACGATAGTGCCGAAACCGCCACCGGCTTGTTCGGCCGCACTCACACCTCGAAGGTTCGAGCCGATCTGCTTCGCGGCGCCGATGCCGCTCGCGACGCCCATGCCAGTCGTCAGGGCCTTCATCGGGTTCTTCGCAGCCCAGCCAGCCACGTTCTTGCCCAGACCGGCGAGCCCTCCGAGCATCGCACCTCCGATGCCAGCCGACTTCTCGAGCTCTTCGGCCGTGTTCCAGTACCAGCGCGAAGCGACCTTCAGGTTCTCGAGGGCACGCTCGATCGCCGGCAGTGGGAGTTTCGAGGCCGTCTTCATGAGGTAGAGCATCGAAGCCAGCGTGTTACCAGCATCGGTGCAGGCGAACTTGCGAAGGACGACGTCTCGATCCCTCAGCACGAGGGCGAAGACGTCGTCCGGTAGAGCTTCTCGCTCGTTCTGCGTGAGGTAGTGGGCCTGCTTGATGATGTCGGGGATCTGTCCCTGGTCGGGGAAGAGACCTTTCAAGATCTCTCCGCGAGAATCATCGTACAGGTCCAGAATGAGCCCGCTGAGCTTCTCCATGCAGTCCTCCAGAACCTCCCTGCAAGGTACCACGGAACCCGGGAAAAAGAACACTGAGGTCCCCCCTACTCCAAGGAGAGTCATGACCATACCGAATGGAGCGCCGGAGTGCTTCGGCCAGCTCTGGGATGCGAACGCAATCGAATGCAAGGGCGGCTACGATCCCGGCTACGTCAGCCCGAACGGCGGCAGTAAGGTCCGAGCCAAGTGCGAGCTGTTCGACATGTGCCGGTCGAGAGTCGCGCTGAAGAAGGCAAACGAGCGTCCGGTACTCATCCCACCGCAATCGATCATCCGACCGCCCTACGGGATGCCTCAGCCAGCAGTACCGTACCAGCAACATGGATTCGTCCCGGGTCGACCGACCCAACTTTCAACGCCTACGGTGATGGCGCCGCAAGGGCAGGTGTCGTATCAGTACCCGCACGCGCCGATGCAGATCCGCCCTATCGAGATGATGCCAGTCTCGCATCACATGCCGTCATACTTGTCCGAGTCCGAGCATCGTCAAGAGGGTGAGTCGTACTGGGCTCCGCTCGCCAGAGAAGTCACGCGCGGCATGCTCAAAGCCGCCGGCCACTCCCTCGCGCACTTCTTCGATACCGTCCCCTTCATCAGGAAGCCGCAATGAGCAAAGAGGGATGCACGGTACGAGTCCCGGACCACACGGACTTCGTCGACTGCGGGACTCGAGTTCTTCGAAGCAACCGGTGTGCGGAGCATCTGGCGGAGGAGGTCAAGGACTTGACCGCCAAGATCAAGAAGCACCAAGCAATCATCAAGGCCTGCAAAGCGCGGCTCGACGAGCTGCAAACGGAGTCAGGGTAGATGCAGATCGGAACGGACCCCAGCAAGGGCTACCTGACGGACAACCTCTGGGTCCCCAAGAGCATGGTGAACGTGGAGGGCGTGAAGAAGGCCCTCACGTTCACCTATCTCGAAGGCAAGGACCGCGAGATGGCGGAGCTGCCTCTCTATCGGGAGGAGCTGAATCACCTCGTGGTGCCCCGAGAGTTCTGGAAGAAGGGGCAGTTCGGCTTCGACGTCGTCGATTGTCGACCACGTCGCTACAAGAAGACGAATATCAAGAGCCGCATCTTGCTGGACCACAAGGAGATGAACGACGTTCTCGTCCCTACTGGAGAGACTGTGCAGCGAGATGCTCTCGCAGCACTACTCAGCAGCCGCAGCGGCATCTTGGAGCTCGCTTGCGGCAAGGGTAAGACAGTCATCGCTCTCGAGGCGATCGCCCATCTCCAGGTCCCAACCCTCGTCGTCGTCGACAACATGCAACTGCTATCTCAGTGGCTACGCGCCATCGAGCGTTTCCTCGAAGTCCCTGGAGGCGTGGGACAGGTCGGCGATGGGGAGTTCGACTGGGAAGGTCGATCCATTGTTCTAGCCACCTATCAGACACTGGCGATGAAGTCACACGAGCTGCCGGAGAGCTTCCGCCGTTGGTTCGGCGTCGGCTTCTACGACGAGGCTCACCACGTCAACGCTCCCACCTTCTCTCGTAGCGCTGACTTGATCTACGAGCGTCGCTACGGGTTGACGGCGACTCCGAAGCGTGATGACGGACTTCACGTCATCCACGAGTTCCACTTCGGCCAGTCGTTCTACCGGAACCTGAAGCAAGACCTGGTGCCTCGTATCATCTTCGAGTGGACAGGGTTCGAACTCGACATGTCCGACCCAAAAGTGGTGGCCGGCACATGCACCCTGTCAGGGGACGTGCACCTCAGCATGCTCTCAGTCTGGTTCGGCCGTTGGGTGGACCGCCTTCAGACGATCATCACCAAGGTCCGTCAGTATCATCGCGAGGGACGCAAGGTCCTTGTGCTCTCGAAGTCCGTGGACGAGCTGGTCAACTTGCTCGCCATCTGGAACGGAGCCCAGTCGCTCTACACGGACATCCCCCTTCCTCCCCTTCTCCCAGGAGAGGCCCCTCCGCTCTTCATCGAGTCGGATGACCGCGACATGATGGAGAAGAGCCTCGAAGTGAACCGCCTGCTTCTTCAGGGCGGAAGGCTCTCGAAGGCTACCACCCTGGAGGTGATGCAGAAGATCGAAGACCTCGAGCTCGCCATCGCCGGGCATGACACTGCCAAGCGCATGCTGAAGATCATCCACAAAGAGCAGAAGGATTACCGGACTAAGCTTTTGGAGATGCCTAGCGATGCCGGGCTCATGATCCACAAGGTGTCGACGGCAGAACGAACTCGTCTGCTTCAAGAGCGTGCCGTCACCTTCGCCATCATGAAGTACGGCAAGGAAGGCCTGGACGAGCCCTCCATCGATACAGTAATGCTCTGCGAACCGACGAGCTCCAAGGGCGCGGTTCAGCAGATCATGGGCCGTGCCCTGAGGCACAAGCAACACAAGCAGAGCCCTCTCTTCCACATCTTCGAGGACAACATCAAGGTCATCATCGAGATGTGCAAGAAGATCCGGCACCATCTTCGAAAGTGGCCCCTCGAAGATGGAGGGCCGTACACCTACGAGTTCTCGAACTATCCCGATGACGCGAGGAGATTCCGATGAGCAAGAGCCACGAAGAAGAGCAGAAGGAACTCGAGCACATGCAGAACGAGGTGCAGAGACGGCAGGACGAGATCCAGCGCATCCGCACAGAGCTCTCCGCAGAGGCGGACAAGCTGCTGAGCGAAGGGGTCTGGGTCTCCGCTTCGGACGGGAACCTTCGCTACATCGGCCGGGTGAGCAAGATCGTCGACAAGGGGAACTTCGTCCAGCCGACGGACAAGTACCACGTTCTCATGAGCATGCCGGCCTACATCGAGCTCAATCCGGTCTGGGAGTACCTCATCGCGCTCAAGCCGAACCCCGAAGTGGAGGGTGACTTCAGCAAGCATCCGATGATCCTTCCCATCGAGATGACCGGCCAGGGCGTACCGCACTACATGTATGCTCCGAGGTTCGTGTTCTTCGAGGACCTGCAAGGACCAGACAAGGAGATGCATAAGGGGCTCGTGAGCAACGGCATCATCGTCACGCGGAGCACCACGGTGGTGCAGCGTGACGAGCCCCAGGGATCTGTGCCGGCCGGTCCGCGCATCGTCTCGCCCCACCAGCACGCCATGGAGGCTGCGGCGATGAAGAGGGCTGGGTTCGGAGGTCCGGGCGTTCCCTTCAGGAGATAGATGGACGAAGTCAGGCGGCTGAACGTCCTGCGCGATGCGTGGCAGGACTGCGTCCGGTGCGAGCTTGGGAAGCGCCGGAGCGACGTGAACGGGCACTTCGTCTTCGGAGAGGGTGTGACTCGCAGCATCCTCTTCGTTGGCGAAGGGCCTGGCAAGAACGAGGAGAGGGAGGGTCGCCCCTTCGTAGGGCGGTCGGGCAAGATCCTTCGCGGGGTCATGGAGAAGCTTGGCATCAACGACGCGTACATCACGAACGTGGTGGCGTGTCGTTCGTGCTCCCCTCTCATCGACCAGAACACGAACACCCCCATGATGCGGAACAACCGACGCACGAAGCTTCCGGAGATCGTCTACAAGGACGAACCTCCGTCCCCCCTGCACATCAAGGAGTGCCTGCCTCGCCTCTACGAGGAGATCTACCTGGTGGACCCGGTCATCATCGTGAGTCTAGGCGGCAAGGCTGCCGAGGCTCTGACTGGTGGCTCGGTCACCATCACCACAGAGAGAGGCAGGGAGAGAGAGATCACTATCCCCGGAGTCACTTCCCGAGCGAAGATGACCGAGAAGAAGGGGATCTGGCTGCGCAAGGCACATGGCCAGATGGTGGCACCGGTCGAGCAGAACGAGGTCCGCTATCTGCTCATCCCTACGCTGCATCCGGCCTATGTCGACAGGAAGCTGAGCGACAAGGGGCCGACCAGTCCCTTCCGCCAGTTCTTTGCAGACATCAAGAAGGCAGCCAAGATCTTCGAACGCTATCAACTCGAAGTCGGAGCCAAGTCGGAAGAGAGCAAAGAACTGGAAGATCTCTCCGAGGAAGAGATGAATCAGTACCACGCAGAACTGGAAGTTGGAGAGGAGGAGTTCAATGACTGAGAAGGCTGTGTCTGTGGACCCCAGCGGTGTCGAAGAAGTCATGATGCTGTTGAGCGTCGAACGAGAGCTGCGAGAGCTCATCGCCTCCAACCCGGAGTTCTACGAGAAGTTCTCCAAGCTCGCGATTCAACGCAACGAGCTTCTCATCTCAGCCGAGCAACGCGTGCGCAACATGGGCGTGACCTGCGGGCCCTTCGTCAAGCTCAGCGAGTCCACCAAGATCAACGCGGAGAAGCTCTTCGAGGAGCTCGGCGAGGAGCAGTTCCTGAACCTCGGCGGCTACACGGAGAAGGTCATCGATTACAAGGTCGACCGTACACGCGTGCTCGCCTACCACGAATCGGGCATGATCCCCGCAGAGGTTTCGAAGGCCTGCATCCGCCTCGAGCTACGCTACAAGAAGCCGGACCCCTACCTGCTGCCGTGAACGCGCGCTGGTGGAGAAGGGTCAGCAGAACCGACGGCACGTACCACGAAGAAGAGGGCTACATGGACAGCTTCGAGAATCTCCTGGGCAACGGTTTGGCCCAGGTCGAGATGAGCACGCAGTTCGGTCTCGACTACGGTGCAGTGAAGGTCTCCAGCGTCGTGCGCATCACGTGCAACCAGGACGAGGCCACCATCAACGAGGCGGGCAAGCAGGCCTTCTTCAAGTCGCTCGAGCTGACGAAGGATGGTCTGAGCCACGCCATCCCGGAGAAGGACAAGACCCTCGCTTCGATTGCCTCTGGCTATACTACGGGCTGACATGCAAGCCGGAACTCCGAAGTTCGACGGGATCGCTGTTCACGAAGGCACCTTCGCCTTTCACGTAGTGGGGGGGTCACTGAAGGTGAAGGCTGCCTTCGTGGATAGCAAGAGTGGTCACACGCATGGCTGGACGACCGGTGAGGGGCCGATCTGGTCAAAAGAAACCATGGAAGCGATGAACACGCTCAGAGCCTCCATGGAAAGGGACCTCGCTCGACTGCACTTCACAGGAAGCGCTCTCGAGGTGGCAGGAGACACGGTCTCAACGGCGTCCCCTACCGGGGCTTCTGTCGGCGGCCTGGGGGAACACCTCGGGACTGGCGAAGAAGACGCCCAGCAGGTGTGAACACCCGGACACATTGACAGGGGCGGGGGGCTCGTTCATCGTCAACGGTCCGCCATGGACGTGCGCAACCAGGGAGGAAGGCTTCGCGCACGCAACCTGACGACGGGCCACTATACGTAGTACCCCCGGATGTTGGAGGGGCGACCTCTTGTGCTTGAGGTTGCCCCTCTTTCGTTTGGAGGCAGAGTCACGCCCCTGGAGAGGTATAAGGATCGCCCGGGGAAGTAGCACTGGAGGAAAGGGAGTACCCATGCACGTGGAGATGCAGCTACTCAGTAGGATCATTCGTACTGGACAGCTCGCAGACGTGCTCGAATGGGGGATGCAGGAGGATGACTTTCGGACCACGGAGGGTCGAGGGTTGTTCACCCACTTGATCGGATACTGGAAGGCATCCGATACGAGTGGGGCAGTACCGGGCACCGAGTCTTTTAGGTCCCAGTACCCCACATTCGAGTTCTGCGACGATGCGTCCATGACACTCGACGCGCTCTGTGCGGAGGTGCGCAAGCAACGCATCATCCTCGAGACGCGTGAGGCCATGGCCGAGGCCAACGAGTCTGTGGACATCGATCCCATCACATCCGTGTCCCAACTGCTGGACCGGCTGATGATGACCCGGTCGCTCGGGATGAAGTCACACGATGACATCTTCTCGACGGCCATCGACGAACAAGAGCGGCGCTACGTCATGGCCGAGAACGGAGAGCTGACCTGCTGCTTCCGTTGGCCGTGGGAACCGTTGAACGAAGCAACAGGGGGCGTACAAGACGACGACTACATCGTCATCTACGGCAGGCCAAAGTCGAAGAAGACCTTCGTCTTGGGTGACTTCATCGCGTCGACCTACAACCAAGACAAGTGCGTGATGGTCTACACGAAGGAGATGCCGACCTGGCAGATCTACCGTCGTGTCACCGCGGCCATCGCGATGTTGCCGTACGATGAGTACCGCCTGGGCAAGCTCTCTCCCGAGCATCGTGCGAACTTCATCTACGCCGCTCAGGCGATTCGTGCACGGGCGCAAGCAACGAGTGGCCGGCACAACATCATCGCTGTCTCTGGGCGCGACGCGCCTGCGGGGCAGGACAACATGATGTGGCTCCGAGGCAAGATCGAGAAGTACAAGCCGGACGCCGTCTTCATCGACGGTCTGTACCTCATGTCTGCCGACCGCAAGATCGGCAAAGACCACGAGCGTGTGATGCAGATATCACGTGCCGCTCGTCAGACCGTTCTGGACACGCACATCCCCATCATCGCAACGATGCAGGCCAACAGGCAGGCGTCGAAGAACGGGGACGCTGAGCTGGACGAGATCGCGTACTCCGACGCCATCGGTCAGGACGCGACTTGTGCCATCCGCAGCATCAACGAGAAGGGCTCACCTCCAACCGTCGCTCTGGTTCTTGCCGGTTCGCGCGAGTTCCAGCTCAACGGCATCCGCATCGGCGGCATCCCCTACACGGACATGTCCTTCAAGGAGGCGATGACCGACAAGGAGGTCGCCAAGGCGAAGGCCAAGGACGCGGATGACGACGAGGAAAAGAAGAAGCAGAAGGACGGCCCCAAGCCGATCCGGACGCCGGTCACCTCGAAGGACAACGACAAGGTGCTGAAGGAGCAATTGAAGAACGTCTCATGAACTTCAACCTGGAGCTCCGGAGCCTCGCGGAGAAGTATCTCCAGAAGGTGAGGCCCAGCGGTCCAGAGAACATCATGGCGATCTGCCCCTTCCACACCAAGGGAGGAGCACCCGAGCGCAGAGGCTCATTCGCGATGAACACCCTGACAGGACTTTGGTTCTGTCACGCATGCGGTGAGCGTGGGAATCTTCGATCGTTCCTCCGGAACGTCGGAGCGTCCCCACTGCTCATCGACACGTTCTACAAACCGCTACTCGAAACACTCGACAACACCTCCTGGAAGAACCGGAAGAAGAACCGGCTCTTCGTCAACCCCAGAGAGGAGCCGATACCGGAGAGCGTGCTCGGTCTCTTCGACTACTGCCCCACGGGCTTGCTCGAGGAGGGGTTCTCCGAAGAGACGCTGCGCCACTTCGACATCGGCTTCGACCGGAAGAATGCCCGCATCACGTACCCCTTGCGCGACATGCTGGGGAGGCTGGTGGGCTTCAGCGGCCGTGCCACGGACGACCATCCAGCCAAGTACAAGATCTACTCCAAGGAGGAGTACGAGGCTTGGGAGCTACCGTCCAAGAGCACGGACAAGGCTGACCTCATCTGGAACATCGACAAGGTCTATCCGAAGGCCTACTTCACCAAGGAGCCCGAGATCATCATGGTCGAGGGTTTCAAGAGCGTGATGTGGCTTTGGCAGGCCGGCTACTACGAGACCATCGCCTTGATGGGGTCGTATCTTTCCCCCAGACAGAAGATGATTCTCGAGCGGATCGGAGGTACTGTGTACCTCTTCTTCGACAACGACAAGGCGGGCCACAAGGCCTACCACTGGGTCTCCAAGAGCCTCGCCTCATCTCTTAGCGTTCGCATCATCAGGTATGAAGGCCATCAACCAACCGATCTAACCACCGCTGAACTACACACCGCTGTCAACAACGCAGTCGATTACTACCGCTGGATACTCCAAGGAGTCTGATCATGGCATTCGGCAAGGACACGGATAAGCTCAACGTCGTCAGCCCGTTCGGGGCCAACACGTCGTTCCAGCAGAGGAACGCGTTCCTCATGCGCAACTCGGGGGAGCAGCGCCAACGCCGCGGAGGTGGTGGTGCTCGCTTCTCGGACGTCTACAAGCCGACGCAGTCGCCGTCCAGCTTCGACCTGGTGCGGCTGATTCCCGGCGCGTACGAGTACGTGGGCTGCGACGGGCAGAAGAACCCGTACAAGTACATCCTCGAGTACTGGCCGTACATCGAGCACTACGACGGTCGCAACGAACGTTCGGCCCTCTGCTCAGGCGGCGTCTACCACAACTTCCGAGACGCCCGTGAGCCCTGCCTGGGCTGCGATCTGTTCTTCTCGACGATGGACAAACAGAAGGATGCGAACGGCCGTCGCAAGAGCCGCGTGAGCAAGCAGGACAAGTACGCCTTCAACGCCCTGCACTTCAACCCGTACCACAAGATCCAGCAGATCGACCGCCAGACCGGCCAGGTGCGCACCAACGACAAGGGCGAGGCGTACCACGAGTGGGTGCCCTGTGAGGGACGTGGATGCCCGATCTGCCCTCAGAAGGTGGAGACGGTGGAGGCTCGCGTGCTCAAGTGGGAGATGAGCTACTCCCACTGGAAGGCGATGACGACGGCCTACGCCGCCGCCATCGGCAACGGCTGCCGGGTCTGCAAGCAGAAGAGCAGCATCGCATCCCTGGCCTGGGTCTGCTCCAACCCGGAGTGCGGTGAGGCCGTCATCGACATGGCCGATACAACGCTCAAGGACGAGGACATCATGAAGGTCATCAGCGCCCCGGTGACCTGCCCGCACTGCAAGCAGTCCGGATTCCTCAACGAGGTCTTCCAGTGCTCGGGTTGCGGGACGCCGGAACGCGCCACGATCTTCGACGTGAACATGCACGTCAAGCGCGTGGCATCCGGCGCCGGGGACTCGAAGCAGACGCAGCTCATCGTCTCGGACTGGACGGAGGCCTGTGCCATCGACCCGCGGTTCGCGGAGATTGCCAAGCCTCTCGACCTGCCCAAGATCTACGCTCCGTCGACCATCGAGTACCAGCAGCGCCAGTTCGGCATGGAGAACACTCCTGCTCAGGGTCAGCCGGTGCAGGTGAACCCCGGCACGCAGCAGGGCCTGACGAGAACTCCGGTCACTCCGAACTCGGGCTTCCGGCAGTACCAGGCTGGCGGCGGACAGCAGAGTCGCTGAGCTCATGAAAGACCCTCCCGCTTCGGCGGGAGGGTCTTTTTCTTTGGAGGCATCATGTCCTGGAACATTCAGATGCCAGACGCAGAGTGGTTCACGAGAGACACTCCTGGCATCGAGAGTCTGATACGAGAAGTTGCAGATCACCGGACCGTCTCCATCGACACGGAGACCACCGGCTTGAACTACATGAAGGACTTCACGCTGTACTGGTCTCTGTCCTGGGAGAACAAGGACAAGCCAGGCTTCCATCGCCGTGCGTGCCTGCGTGCTGACGTCCTGCCATTCTTCAAGTCCGTGCTCGAGGATGCAGATCGAGGATGGGCGCTGGTGAACGCGAAGTTCGACATGCACATGCTCTTCAACACCGGCATCACGCTCGGTGGGCGCATCTACGACTGCTCAGTCATGCACGCCCTTCTCTACGAGGAGGCGCCACACAAGCTCGAGTACATGGCCAACCACATCCTCGGGTGGGCCTGGAAGGACGACTTCAAGAAGGGGTTCAGGGAAGAAGGTCCGCATGCGTTCCTCACACGGCTCGAGAAGCAGGAGCTCCCCCGCCTTGTCGAGTACGCGTCGAACGACGCGTACGGCACGATCTGCCTCTTCGAGAAGCTGAAGAAGGAGCTCGAGGAGGCCAACACCTGGAGCCTCTACCCGGAGAAGTACTCCACGCTTGCCGACTACTTCTTCAAACTCGAGTCGCCGTTCACGCGCGTGCTCTGGAAGTGCGAGCGTCGTGGGATGTACATCGATGAGCCGTACCTTCGTACCCTCGAAGGGCCGGCAACGAGTGAGATCAACGACATCCTACGCAAGATCAACCACATCGCTGGCCGCGTCATCAATCCCAAGAGCACAGACCAGCTCAGGGACTACTTCTTCAGGGAGAAGGGATACCCCTCGAAGAAGATGACGAAGGGAGGCAAGAGCGGCATCAAGAAGGAATCCACAGACGTCGAGGTCATCGAGTGGTTGGCGGAGGAGTTCGAGGACCCTGTTGCTCTGTTGATGATCGATCTACGTGACCTCGACAAACTCAAGGGCACGTACATCGACGGCATCCTGGGGGGTCTGGACCAAGATGGCCGCGTCCACACGCACTTCAACCAGGACGTGGCCCGCACAGGCCGCCTCTCGACGTCCGACATCCAGTTCCAGAACCTGCCCAAGCCGGAGACGGACCGCTTCAAGATCCGCAAGTCGTTCATCCATGAGCGAGGCAACAAGCTCATCGTGGCCGACCAAGAACAACTAGAGATGCGGCTCCTCGCAGCGGCGACGGTGTCCAGAGAGCACCCTGAAGGGGAGAGGGATATGATCCAACTCTTCCTCGACGGCAAGGACATCCACATGGGTAACGCCAGCCTGGTCTTCGACATTCCGTACGAAGATCTGGTGAAGGCCAAGAAGGTCGACAAGCAAGTGAAGGACGGCAAGCTTCCAGAGTCCGCCCTCACCGAATACGTCATGCGCTGCCTGGATGCTCGGTATGGGGCCAAGGCCATCGGCTTCGGTCTGAACTACGGCATGAAGGAGGGCAAGCTCGCCCGTCAGCTCAAGAAGACCAAGGCTGAAGCCAAGCTCCTCATCGAGCAGTACATGGCTCGGTATCCGGCGGTCTCGCACTTCTACGCGAGCGCCATCGAAGCTGCACGCGGGTGCGGCTACTCCTTCACCATCCTCGGCCGACGTCGCTTCCATCCCGAGATCGTCTCGATGAACAACCTCGAGCGCTGGGAAGCAGAGCGCAAGGCTGTGAACAACGAGATCCAAGGCACGGCGGCTGACATCATGAAGGTGGCCATGATCAACATCGATGCTGCAAACCTCGATGACGAGTACGGCTGCTTCATGCTCAACCAGGTCCACGACGAGCTCGTGTTCGAGAGCGCCGAAGAGACCGTGCCCGTCTGCATACCCATCATCAAGGACATGATGGAGCATCCATTCGACAGGGACCTGGCTGTGCCGCTCATCGCGGCCATCGGTCAGGGCGACAACTGGATGGAGGCGAAGTAGTGACCAAGCGCTCGATCGATGCCCAGGTGGCCGCCATCCTAGGCATCCATCAGAGCCAGGTCTCCTTGGTCACCACCGCCTTCTTGCGCATGGCCGCAAGGCACATCGCGCGGTACGGACACCTCTACGTGGATGGGCTTGGGGAGTTCACCCGAGACGGGCTGAAGATACGTTTTCGCAAGAGTCCCAGGCTACACTCACTGCTCAAGGAGATTGCCATGGAGAAGCTCGGAGTCGATGAGGGAGTGAATCAGCAGGATCTGGAGAAGGCGGCGAGCGAGGGTTGCCCTCAGTGCGGAGCGAAGGTCGAGCGTCACGGTCAGATCTTGACCTGTCCGAACTGTGGCACCGAGCCCTTCGAGAAGAAGAGCAAGTAGCTTCCCTCTCCGGGAACAAGAAAGCGCAGGGCCACATGCCTCACTAAGTGAGGCATGTCGGCTCTCTTTACCTCTGAGGAATCTATGGCCAAAGCAGATCTCGCCGACAAGAAGAAGATTCTCCAGGCGTTGATGAACAAGATCAACAGTGACGCTGGCAGGCCGGTCATCCAGCATGGGTCGGCGGTCCCGAACCCGTACTTCATGCGGTACCCGACCGGGTGCATGTCCTTGGACATCGACATTGGCGGTGGCTTCCCGGCTGGGGGAATGAGCACCATCACAGGTCCCGACGGCGCCGGCAAGACGGCGTTGATGTACCTGACGATGGGGATGCACCAGCGCATCTTCGGGAACTACTCGACGATAGGCTTCGCGGCGGCCGAGTTTCTTCCGGACTACTTCTTCATGCGTCACTGCGGCATGCAGATCGCCATCCCCGACGAGATGATCGACAAGGCGCAGGAGATTCGTGAGAACCGCGGGATGCCCCTCTACACGAAGGAGGAGATTCGCGGGTTCAAGACGCAGGTCGGCGAGTTCGTCATCATCCGTGGAGACACGGGTGAGAAGCTCTTCGACGCGGTCCTGGAGTGCTACGCCTCGAAGGCCTTCGGCATCATCGGAGTGGACGGCATCAACTCCTTCATCTCCGACGCGGAAGCCGAGACCGACAGCATCGGCGACAGCTTCCAGCAGGGACAGCAGGCGACGGTGCTCACGAAGTTCTGCCACAAGTTCCATCCGCTCACGATGGGCATGGATGGATTGAATCCGACGGCGCTCATCGCGACGGGTCAGGTTCGTGCGAACCGCGAGCGCGCCAACGCACCTGGTCCGATGCAGAAGTACCTCAAGCCGTATGCCGAGACGCTGCCTTGGGCGATGCGGCACGCGCGCTTGATCGGCTTGACGCTCTGGCCGACCGAGAAGCTCAAGGAGACGAAGGGTGAGGCCAAGGGCAAGCAGATCGGCCGCATGCTGAACTGGGAGACCCTCAAGGGCAAGGCGGGCACCCACGACGGCATCCGTGGTGAGACGGAGTTCACATACGAGAACCTCTTGGACTCCCCGGCCACAGTCATCCAGGAAGGACTTCGTCTCGGCGTGTTGAAGGAGGAGAAGGGGGTCTTCTCCATCTTGCGTCCGGAGAACGGTGATGTCCTCGAGGCGGGCATCGCCGGGCGGGACAAGTTCGTCGAACGCATGCAGGACATCGAGTTCGAGCTCTCGCTCCGAATGGAGATCTTGGCCGCAGCGGGGAAGATGTGCACCTATCGCTGACGTTCGTGCCCAGGTTCCAGGACGGACAGCTCTTCCTCGACGTCTTTGGGGGAGAGGCCAACGACACCATCGGTCCCATCGAGCTCGATGGGAACGCTTCTGAGAAGACCTACCAAGCGATTCTCAGCTACGAACCTCCGAAGCCTGGAGCTCGACCACCTTCACAGCAGATGCGCAAGAGGGCTCGGAGGACGGAGATTCAGATCGCCGAGGACATCGGAGGCAAGGCGCAGAAGAACTCCGGTGCCTTGCCATGGGCCAAGGGTGACGTTCGCAAGAGAGGCGAGCACCGCATCGAGGCCAAGACCACCAAGACGAAGTCGTACCACGTCACTCGCAAGGAACTGGACAAGATCCGCGGCGAGTGTTCGTTCCAAGAGAAGCCCGCGTTCATCATCACGTTCGTCAACCCAGCCACACTCCGGGAGGAGGACAAGTGGGTTCTCCAACCGTACGGAGACTGGCATGAAGCTAACGTCAATCGCGGATCTGGAAGTACAGGGAGCTCTGGCGCTTGAGGGCCTAGCTCAGGAACTCTCGAAGCTCTACGACTCCTTCCTCGATGACTTCCCCGAAAACGGGGAGGATCGAGAGCCTGGTGTTCACGCCACTGAGCTCAACACCTGCATGCGCCAAGTCGTCTACACGCTCTGGCAGACCCCGAAGAGGGGGCTGGTAGATCGAATGTGGCGCAAGAAGTTCCAGGTGGGTCACGCCCTTCACGACATGCTCCAGACCCACTTCGCCATGATGGCAGCCAGGAGCAACGGGCGGCTCACGTTCGAGAAGGAGGTCCGCGTCCAGGACACTCCTCTCGGACGTGAGCTCTGCCTGGCCTCGAGCTGCGACGGCACCTTCACCTTCTGGGAGAACCAGCTTCCTCTCGTGCGCGTTGGAGTAGAGCTCAAGAGCAAGAGCCCGGAGGAGTACGCCAAGCTCAAGGCTCCAGAAGAGAAGCACGTCCAGCAAGCACACTTGTACATGGCGGCACTTGACCTGCCCTTGGTCTGGTTCCTCTATTGGAACAAGGGCAAGGAGCAGTTCACGCCGTCGCTCAAGCCTTACCTCGTTCGCTTCGATCACACCATCTGGGCTCGCTTGGAGGCGAGAGCTCGGATGTCTCTTGACTTCGCTGAGCAGGGAAAGCTGCCCGATCCAGAGGTCAGCATGAGCTGCCAGTGGTGCCAGTACGCGTGGACTTGCAATCCACCCGTCGAACGACAGACACGAGTGCTCACGCCCATCACGGGCAGGAGGTAGACATGGATCCATTCAGATCTAGGCTGAGAATCACCGACTTCCCGAACGTGGAAGCATACGCCAAGGCGAGGATCGAGGAGCTCATCAATTACGGTCGCCTGCGTGCGAAGCAGGTGGTCGAGTACGTGCAGTCGCTTCAGCCGGTCGACCGCATCGTGAAGATCCCCAAGCTGGTCTTCAAGGTCGACGAGCAGCAGCAACGTCTCGTCGTGAAGCTGCCCGGCACCAAGGACAAACGCGAGACGACGTACGAACTCCTGCACCGCAACGCGCTCCAGCAGGCGGCGACGAAGGCCGGCATCCCGATGGCCTTCGCCGACAAGCTCATGGGAACCGACTGGGGTCGTGAGCTCCTCGCAGAGAACTTCACCGAGATCTTCCATCACGTGGACGAGAAGGCCCTGCTCCGGTCCGTCGGCACCGAGGTCCGCGGCTTTCTCTCCGACCGGTACCGTCGCCTGGACTCCCGTCCTCTCGTCGATGCCTTCGCCCGCGTCTGCGCTGAGGTCGGCGCGCTGCCTTTCGAGGGCTACGTCTGCGACACGAAGGTGGCGCTCCAGGCCATCATCCCCAAGGTCTACGAGCCCATCCCGGGCGAGTACATGGCCTACGGAGTCAACTTCGAGAACAGCGACTTCGGCAACGGCGCTCTGAACGTCGTCTCCTTCCTGCTGCGGCTGCGGTGCCGCAACGGGGCCATCGGCGGCGACCCGATGCGTCGAGTCCATCTCGGCAAGAGGCTCGACGAGGAGGTCGAGTACTCGCAGGAGACGTACGACCTGGACCAGAAGACCACAGTCTCGGCGCTCCAAGACGTCGTCCGGGCCAACCTCGACACGTCGCGCATCGAGACGATGCAGGGGGTCATCCGCAAGGCCGCCGAGCAGGAACTCACCGACGATCGCCGCAAGAATGTCGTCGAGCTCCTCAAGAAGTACATGACCAAGGAGGAGATCGAGAGGGCCAACAAGAAGTTCAACGAGCCCGACGTCGAGCTGCTCCCTGCCGGCAACAGCATGTGGCGCATGAGCAACGCCATCTCCTGGCTCGCCGGCGAGGTCGAGAACGAGGAGCGCAAGATCGAGCTTCAGAAGGTCGCCGGCCGTCTGTTGCCCGAGATGCCGAAGCTCCAGCAGGCAGCATGAGACCTGGCCAGGAAGCCATCAGGCAGGAACTGGCTCACCTCGAAGAGAAGTACGCACTCAACGCAGCGGTTCGAAGAAGGAGTGGAAACATGCTCGTCGGAGAGGCAATCGACCCCACGCAGATCAAGGGCAGTATCATCAGCGTCAACAAGAAGAAGCTCGAGGAGACCCTCAGGAAGAGCCTTCAGAAGCACCTCGAGGAGTACGCCGAGGCCGTCGAGGATCACAAGAAGGCCCTCATCCGGCACTTCGAGTTTCAACTCTCCCTGGCCAAGGACGGCAAGGACACCGAGCGGATGGTGCCCTTCGAAGAGCCGGAGAGTCACGAGGGCGACTACAACCGTGTCATCCTGATGCTCGAGTACTGCACCAAGGACGAGGTGTACGTCTCCGAGCAGGAGTTTCGGCACTACGTGATGGACGACTGGACCTGGAAGCAGAACTTCGCGACCAGCAACGCCGCGTACAAGATGGCCGCCACGCGGCGGTAAAAGAGATCGGCTGCCCGGCATCGTGCCGGGCAGCCATCCCTCAAGGAGGCATCATGCTCATCGGAATCAACGGCGTCTCCAAGTCAGGAAAAGACACGCTCGCCGACATGCTCTCTCCGTTCAAGTCCGTGAAGGTAGCCTTGGCCGACGAGATGAAGCGCCTCACTCGCAAGGTCTACCCGGCGATGACCATCGAGCATCTCTGGGGGCCGAGCGAGAAGCGCAACGAGAAGATCCTGGAGTACCCACGCAAGAATCACGTCTTCACCAAAGGTGAGGAGATCTTGCGCGAGTGCGCATGCTGTGGCGAAAAGAACGACGTTGAGGCACCGCAGTGCTACCTCACGCCGCGATACGCCCTCCAGATGCTCGGCACCGAGTGGGGGCGGAACAACTACCTCGACACGTGGGTCGAGATCTTGCTGGGCAATGCCGTCGCCATCTTGAGTCGAGGGTTCTCGTACAAGGCCCCATCAGGTGTTCTCTGGGAGATGGCTCTCCCGAAGCATGCCTGGTACGAGATCGTGGCGGTTCCCGACATCCGCTACAAGAACGAGATGGAGGCGATCCGCGCGAACGGTGGGAAGCTCTGGCGCATCAAGCGTGCGGGCTCTGGACTGAAGGGGGCCATGGCGAAGCACAACAGCGAGACCGAGCAGCTCGAAGTGCCGGACGAGTACTTCGACCTCATCTTCGACAACAACTCCACCCTCGAGGCACTCCAGATGCATCTCGAGTACGCCATGAAGGGGTAGCGATGGAACGAACACCCAGCACGGGCGGCCTGGCGACACCGGTGTCCCTCGGTGTCTCGATGACCGAGCTCGAGGCCATCCTCGAGAAGTTCAACACGCAGCCCTCCGTGGACGAGGACCTGAAGAAGATGGGTCTGCACAAGCCCTCACAACCAAACACCACTCTCGCCGAAGTCACCGGCGAGATGTTGTCCACCACCGACGAGCGAGCGTACACGGACATGTACGCCAACCAACTCGCCTGGTTCAACTACCTGACGCCAACCCTGGCGGAAATCATCTCAGGTCTTCTCCAGGCCGAGAACCAGATGAAGCTGATCGACGCCCGTATCCGCAAGCGCCTCAAGGAGACGAACAAGCTCCGGCCGAAGGAGGAGCGGCTGAAGGAGGCGGAGATGGACGTCGAGGTGCTGGACGATCCCATCTACCAGGAGGCTCTGCTCGAGGCGCAGAAGCTGAAGCAGTACAAGCTCAGTCTCGAGGCAATCAGCGACATCGCGAGTCGGAACATGAAGGTCATCTCTAGGCAGATCGAGATCCGCCGTCTCGCCCTCGAGGGTCAGTTCGGCGAGAACGGGATGCGGAATCGCATACAGCCTCGACCGATGGGTGGGCAACGGCGATGATCGAGGTCTGCGTTCTGTCCCTCCCCCCGTCCTCCAACAGGGCCTACATCAACGTCCGTGGGGGAGGGCGGGCGCTCTCGACCGAGGGTAGGAAGTACAAGACCGAGACCACGGCCTTCCTGGCTCAGAACTACCCGTCTGAGCTGAAACAGATCCTTCCCGACACGAAGTACTTCTGCTACGTCAGGTTCTACTTCGAAGCGGTCATGAACAAAGAAGGGGCCCAGACGCGGTACAAGAGACTCGACACGAGCAATCGCCTCAAGCTCTTCGAGGACTGCTTGAAGGACGCCTGCGGCATCGATGACTCCCAGTTCTTCATCTGGACCATCGAGAAGCGGCAGGGCGACGAGAGGACCGAGTGCTTCATCTGGGACATGGAGAAGGAGGAGCTACCGATTGACAACCTCGTCCGGTTTTGACTGGGATCTGTGCAACTATACGGAGCTCTACCAGCTCTGTCGCAGGGCTGGGCTGCACGTTCTTCCTTCGTACCCCCGTGAGAAGCTCGTTGCCATCCTCGAGGGGCTGGAGGAAGACCAGCAGGTTGGACATCCAGTGGATGACTATCGCGATGCGATCAAGCGCTTCGTCGATGACTTCCGCCCGAAGCTCCAGAGCCAGCTCACCTGCCCAGCCAAAGACCCGAACGACCCAAGACCCTGCTACAAGTGCGTCGACACACAGGTGTTCGCGTGCTTGGTAGGCAACGAACCGTGTGAACCGTACATCCTCGCTAGGAGAACAAGGACATGACATCGATCGCACAGCCCACCGCGCAGACCGCCCCCCGCGACTTCGAGGTGCTGAAGAAGATGGGGCGCTTCGGCCTCCGCACCCTCGCCCAGGAGCTCGACATCATCTCGAAGGGCGAGGACGAGGCCAGCATCCAGCGCAAGTCGGCGTTCCTGGGCATGAGCACCGACGAGCAGGCGAACGCCATCCTCACCGCCCTCAAGGCGCTCGACGCGCAGGGCGGAGCACCTGCGGCAGCGGCCCCGCAGCAGACCGCGCCCGCAGCGGCGCCGGCAACCAACGGGGCCGCGGGCAAGCTCCAGCGGACCCCGGTCACCAAGACCGAGTCGCCCGCAGCTCAGACAGTGGCTCCGGCCGGCAACCTCGACCTCTCGCCGTTCATGAAGGCTCTCCAGCAGAGCCTCGAGAACGACAAGACCATCATGGCGAACCTCGTGGAGCTCCACAGCCAGGTCGCCGAGCTCAGGTCCCTCGCGGGCATCAACATCTCCACGCTGCTGCTCGTCGCCGAGAAGACCGTCGCCCCCGACCGCGAGGAGGTCCTGAACTTCGCCATCGAGGAGACGCAGAACGTCATCAACGTCATCTCCACCGCCCTGGGAAAAGCGAAGGCGAAGTAGAAGTCGATCCCTGGCCCGGGACCGTCTGGGCTGAGGACGAGTGAGGAGGCCGGGGCTGCGAACCCCGGCCTTTCTTCTATGGACAAGATCGAATGGCTCACACTACTGGCCAAGAACAACCAAGCTCCGACACCGAACGTTCCCTTCTCGGCAACGGAGATGCCTGGGACGTACGTCCTCTACGCGACGGACAAGAGCGCGATCGTACGAGTCCCATGCAGTCGAGAGGACTGTGAACGTCTTCGGTGTACGGAGCCGTATCTCACCGGGTTCTTCGACACGATGAAGGACCTGTATGGAGGCACGGTCTTCAAGGGCAAGCTCGACGCCCTGCTGCTCAAAGAGCTCGCAGGGGCTGCCTTCTGGTCCGGGAAGGTCGACAACGGGCACGTCCGGCTGGACGGCGCCTACTTCAGCAAGTCCGTGCTCGCTCGAGCTCTCGCCGGCTGGGAAGACCCGGATGCCGTCCTAGCGCGAACTGTACCGAAGAAGATGAGCATGACGGCTACAGATGGCAGCAAGCTCTCCATCTCCGATGCGCGCCGGTCGGAGATTCACCCGCTCATGCTCCACGGACGACACGCACTCGTCATCGTGGCAGCGGCGTGGTTTGACGATGATGAGCCGGAATCGGTGGTCGAGTTTCCGCCGGACGCGATCGTCTACAACAAGAAGGCGTGAAGAAGGGGAGCCTACTTGGCTCCCCTTCTTTTTAGCCCCGTGATCTACGGCTGCCCTGCGAGCGCCTGGAACGGGTTGGCCTTGGCGGAGCGCGTGCCCTGCATGAGCGCGTTGAACCCCTCTTGGCCGTACAGCTTCGGCTTCGGCAGCATCTTCGCTGCTGCTGGTGCGGCCTGCATCATCTTGGCGGCAGCCGGTAGCGGCGGAGGGAGCCCGGCGATCTTGCAGTACTCGTCCACGAAGGCGGAGAAGGAGATCATGTCTGTTCTCCCTCGCCCTCCTCATGAGCCTCCGGGGCAGTCTCGTCATCGGCCGGCGGAGGCGACGGGGGAGGGGGGTCCGTCGGCTTCGAAGAGGCCGGGGACGGAATCCGGGGAGAGTTGTTCTTGCGACGCTGGGAAAGGTGCGAACCCTCGCGCTCCTTCCAGGTCTTCTTGAAGTCGGGGAACTTCTCGCCGTAGACGGGGTTGACGTTGCCCTGAGCATCACGAATGATCGCGTACCCGCCTGGGAGGATCTGGAACGGCTTGGTGATGCCGCCCAGCCAGTTGAACACCTGCTGGCCCAGACCGTGGATGTCGAAGTAGGACAGGTACACGAAGTCCGAGCACCAGACCTTCTGACCGTTGAGCAGCAAGGCCTCTCCCTGGTTCTCGCAGGGGTCGCTCACCTCACCAGCGATCTCCGTTCCGTCCCCGCGGTCGAAGTAGCTGGTCGTCGACTGGTCGAAGGCCAACTCGAGGAACTCGTGGTCGATGACCGTCGCGACGGAATTGGGACCGCCGTTGACCGAGTAGCCCGCAGCGATGCAGTCCTCGACGGAGATGTACGCCTCAGGAATGCCCTTCCCGCTCTCGTCGTGGTACCCAGCAGCGCCTTGAACGCCGGCATGGTCCACCAGGAGCATGACCCGCGACGCGCTCGGCACGATGCCGCTCGGGAAGTAGCGAATCTGCCACGGCGCCAGATTCAGCGCCGGAGCCACGTGCTGCGCGAAGTGCATCGTGAGGCCCTGGCAGATGAAAGCGACCTGGCCAGCAGCGAAGCGGCCACTCGTGGTCTTGTCGACGACGGCTACGAGCATGACGTTCCTCCTAGCCCTCTGCCTGGCAGAGGGGATTGACCCCCTAACCCTACGCCTTGGCCAGAGGGATGGGAACCCGCGGTCCCGCCACAGGACGGGGTCCAGGAGCTGCCGACCGACCCAACTCCGTAGGTCGGTGACCCCTCCGACGCCAGACGCTCCTACAGGCTCCTGGGAGCCGTGAACCGCAGTTCACAGTCCTGGCTTCTTGGGCCTGGCCTGGTTCTGGGGTCCGAGCGGAGTGGTGCTCGGCTTCGTAGCAGGGTGAGAGGCCGAGGTGATGGAGGGAGTTCGCTGGGCAATTGAAGGCCCGCTCCCACCGCCTGGGGAGACTCCGTGGATGACAGTGATCGAAGTCGGCAGGGGATTCTTCGGGATGTAGATGGCACGAACGAAGTCGAATGGCGAAGTGATCGACTCGTGAATGGCCCTGAAGAACACCCCGGTTCTCACGACCGCATCAAAGGGAGACGTGATGGACTCGCTTATGTGTCTGCCGGGTCCCTTGGACGTAGATACGACGTCGGTCGGACCAGCAATCGCTTCGCTGATGAACCGGAAGAACCCGGCGATCTCCAGCACCACATCGATAGGCGGAGTGATGGACTCACTGATGTTCCGCGACTCAGTGCTCTGACGTGCGACCGAGTCGGTTGGGAACGTGATGCTCTCCGAGATAGATCGAGTGTCTGTGGTGAGTCTGGAGATGGCATCAGAAGGCGCCACGATGACTTCGGAGATCGACCTCACGTAGCCCACAACTCTCGAGACGGAGTCAGTGGGTGCGACGATGCTTTCGGTCAGACCACGAGACCCGATGAAGGCTCGGCTAACGCTGTCCGTAGGAGCGGTGATGGATTCCGAGATGAGGTGAGCTCCGCCAGAGACTTGCTGAACCGAGTCGGTGGGAGCAGTGATCGAGTCCGCGATACTCCGTGTTCCGGTAAACGCACGCGCTACAGCATCAGTGGGAGCAACCACCGACTCCGAGATGCTCCTGCTCTCGACAAGAAGCCTGGAGACCGCATCGGTGGGAGCAGTGATGACTTCTGCGATGGCTCGAGTTCCTGTAAAAGCTCTCGAGATGGAGTCACTCGGAGCGGTGATGTTCTCTGGCATCGATCTAGCATTCGTCACAGCCCTGGAGATGGCATCCGTAGGAGCCGTAACAGTTTCCGAGATGCTCCTCGAGGCATCGTACTCCCTCGCAACGGAGTCGCTGGGTGCCGAGATGCTTTCGGCGAGTGCCCGAGCTCCAACAAAAGCGCGAGCGACGGAGTCGGTGGGAGCGGTGATGGACTCGGGGATGTTTGTATTGCCTCCACGAGACACGCTGTCGGTTGGAGCAGTGATCGAATCAGCTATGGCGCGGACAAAGACACCCTGTCTCGAGACAGCATCGGTAGGAGCAGTGACGCTTTCACTGACAGCTCGAGACACGGCGGTCTGTCGGCTGATGCTATCGCTGGGTGCTGAGATGCTTTCGTTGGCGCTTCTGGCGAAGACTCCGGAGCGTGCAACGCTGTCTGTTGGGGCGGTGATGGACTCGGGGATGGTCCTAGATCCAACGAAGCTTCTCGCAACGGAGTCACTCGGAGCGATAACGGATTCCGAGACAGATCGAGCGAAGGTTCCTGCTCGGCTGACGCTATCCGTTGGAGCTGGGACGCTTTCGGAGATCGCCCTTGAAAACGTTACGGTGCGAGCCACTGCATCAGTGGGGGCCGTAATGGATTCCGCCAAGCTGCGAGACTCGACCACCTGACGCGCGACGCTATCCGTCGGGGCAGAGATGCTCTCGGAGATGCTTCTCGGGTAGGAGACCTGACGAGAGATGCTGTCCGTCGGTACTGTGATGGACTCCGAGATACTCCTCGAGGTTCCCTGAGATCGAGCGACGCTGTCGCTTGGGGCTGTAATGCTCTCGGCAACAGCTCTGAACCCAATGAAGGCTCGGCCGATCGCATCCGTCGGTCCTGCGATGCTGTCACTGATGGCTCGAGTCCCGGTGAACTGTCGGGAGACCGCGTCAGAAGGTGCAGTAACAGACTCGGAGATCGATCTCGTATAGGCCCCGACCCGTGCAACACTATCCGTCGGAGCCGTGATGGATTCGGATAGAGCTCGGGTATCGCCAGCAACTCTCGTCACAGAGTCACTGGGTGCCGTCACACTCTCCGAGACGCTCCTAGATCCAACAAAGGACCTGCTGACGGCGTCTGTTGGAGCCGAGACACTTTCCGAGACCGCCCGAGGGTAGTCTGCCTCACGCGACACAGAGTCAGAGGGGGCCGTAACAGATTCCGAGATGGCCCGGCTGAAGGTTCCTGTTCGAGTGACGGAGTCCGTAGGTCCGCCAATGCTTTCGAAGATGGCGCGGCTGAAGGTTCCGGACCTAGAGACAGAGTCAGTGGGTCCTCCTATAGACTCTGCGATCGCACGTGTGCTTGACAGAGCCCTGCTGACAGAATCAGAGGGGGCGGAGATCGATTCAGGGACAGACCGCGCATAGACTCCTGCTTGTGCAACGCTGTCGCTAGGTGCTCCAATAGATTCCGCAACACTCCTAGATCCTACAAAGGCTCTGGAGATGGAATCGCTGGGCGCAGTGATGCTTTCACTGAGAGCTCTCAGCGCGTCGTATTCGCGAGAGACCGCATCGGTGGGAGCAGTGATGCTCTCAGAAAGAGATCTCGCATAAGCATCTGCCTGAGTCACCGCATCAGACGGAGCCGTGATGCTCTCCGAGATGCCTCTCGCACCGATGAAAGACCTGCTTACGGCGTCACTCGGAGCAGTAATGCTTTCCGAGATGCCTCTCGTACCGATAAAAGATCGGTTTACAGAATCACTGGGTGCAGTGATGCTCTCTGAGATGGATGCCGAATAGGGTGTCGGTGTTCGCCCATAGGAAAGAGGGACCTGATCGAATGACCGGAAGGGGCCGACCGTGATCGGCACCCCCACCTTCGACATCGGAGCAATCAGAAGCTGCCCCGACTGAGTACCCGGGTTCTGCGCTACAGGATTCTTTCCCTGGAATGGGCCGTACGCGAGAGGTTGTTGATCGAACGACCGGAAGGGGCCGAAGGTTGTAGGAGGCCCCGGAGTGTTGGGAGATGGACTGAGAGCATCTGGGGCGTTGGTTGCACCCATGTCCGTACGCGGGACGTACGTGATGATGATGAGGCCTTGGCCACCGCCTCCGGCCGTCGAGCCACCTGTTCCCGAGCCTCCACCTCCGCCACCTCCGCCGTAGGTGCCGCCGGCTGCACCAGCCCCTGGCGTACCAGTAGAGCTGCCGCCTCCACCTCCGCCACCTCCGCCAGATCCGTGCGTTGCATCCCACTCAAGGCCAGCACCACCGGCTCCGCCGTGGAAGCCTGTACCGTTGCCGCCTCCACCTCCGCCGCCTGACCCGTGTGAGCCCGGGTTACCTACCGCGGCCGATCCACCAGTACCTCCGGCGGTGTTGTCTTGAGCCTTGCCGCCGGCTCCGCCGACGTTGGTCGAGTTGGTGACGCCAACTGTCGCGCTGCCACCGCCGGCTCCGCCGCCACCAGCGCCGCCGCTGCCTGATGAGTCGCTTGCTCCAGCTTGTCCAGCACCACCTGGACCGCCGGCTCCTCCTCCTCCGCCACCGCCTCGATTGGTCCCGCTGCCGTTGCCGCCATTGCCGCCGGAGAACTTTACCTGCCCCACGCTGGGGATCGAGCTGCCACCGGCCCCACCGACAGTTCCCGAACCAAGAGCTCCTGGTTGTGCACCTACCGTTGATGTCGCTAGAACCGTGCTGCCGAAGCAGGTAGTCGCACCTGCTGTACCTATGGTGTACGGAACCGAGCTTCCAGGGACTAGTCGAACGTTGGCCGATCTAGCGTAGGCACCGGCGCCACCGGCGCCACCGCTTGAACTCGTTAGCCCGGCGGCGCCAGTCGCACCAGCACCAACTACTTCGATAGTGTTGTTGTCGTTGTTCCAGTCGTTTGGTACGACGTATGTCCCTGCCCCGGTTGTCGTGAGAAGAGTGGTGATCGCCGGCTTGAGGGCGACGACCATCGACATCCAGATCCCGGTGCCGTTGTTGACGACAATGGTTCCGGTGATGGTCGATGGTGTGGCAACAGCCTGTTGCTCGATCCACCCGCCTTCGTTCGTTTGACCCGTTCCTGGGCCGCCGGCGAGGTTTGTTATAGAGCTCCAGCCGTTTGCTACACCTGGGCCAGTAGCGTCGTCATCGACGAACGCGTAGCAGAAGGCTACCTCGCCATTGCCGGTTGTAGTGATAGTTCCTGCTGTTGCTAGTGTAAGTGAATCGAGACCGCCGGCAGAGGCAAGAACATCAATTGGTTGAAAGACGATAGGTATGGAGGAACTTGTGACCTCCAGTGTTACGAGATCTGGAAACTGAACGGTGCCGCTGAAGGTGGCTGTAACTGTGTTGGCGCTGGCGGCGCAGGCGACGATGTTGCTCTTGACAAAGCAGCGGATCGCATTGACCCCACCATTGGGGTCTACCAGGGTGATGTGCCCCGGGAGCTCGGTGTACTGTCCGTTCTTAGTGTCGGAGACGGTGACCGACGGCTCTTGCGCAGACGTGTAGCCGTAGGCGACGAAGACTAGGTTGACATCGCCCTGAAGCTGCGTCGTCGTCGAGAAGGCAACCGACTGCGTTGTCGTGCTGGCAACCGACGCCGCATTGGCCCCTTGGCGATACGTGTATGCGGCAGTCACGGACTACCCGCGCGCGTCGCCTAGTTCATCGACTCGACGGTGAACTGTTGGAGCGTGATGTTCGTCGGTGACGTCGAGACGCTGAAGGTGCCGAAGTGATCGAGCGCCTGAGTCGCCGTCGAGTCGAAGTTGTTGCCCACGGCCGGCGTCGTGTTCGGCATCATCACGGTGGCCACGGTCGTCGTGGAATCGGCGACGGCGGTGAGACTCATGGGCTGGCCGGTGCAGATGCCCTGTCCCATGAAGTTGGCGTTGGTTCCGATGGCACGCAGAGTGAGCAAGATCTCGTACCAGATGGGCAACGTCGTGTGCGCCGTCGTGGACATCTGCATCGCGCCGCCGTTGAAGACGACCGTCGCTCCGAAGCGGATGTCGAGTGTGAGCGTGCCTGGCGTCGTGACGACGTTGCTGACCTGTGCGCACCCCTTGATGCGCAGGCACTGTCCGATGTTCTGGAACTGGTTGTTGGCGAAGGTGAACTTGGGGCTCGCTGAAGGCAGGAGCGAGGTCGCAGTCGTCGTGTTCGAGAGCTGAGCGCCTGCAACCTGGATGGCCTGAAGCGTCTGAATCCACGTCTGGAGCATTGTCTCACCCTGCCTTGCGGATCTGCGACTTCTTGAAGAACTTGGCCCCGTCGCGGAAGGCAGCTCGGAGAGTAGGGGCTGCATCACCCTTGAGAACGTGATCGTCAGAGCTGCGCGTCGTACGCCCACCTATGCGAGTGAAGACCGTCCACGTGTCGATGACCGCCCACACGAACCCGCGGCGGGGCAGGCGGCGCTGCTCGAGCGCCTGCTCGTAGATGGGCAGTGCTTCGTCGAACGCCTCCCGCATGTTGGTCCGGAAGCCACCAGCGAGAATGTGCTCGCTGGTCGTGGTCACCCGCATGAGGGACCAGGCGACCTCCTTCGTCTCACGCATCTCGGTGAAGCGCATCTCGATGGCATCTTGCTCAGCATTGGATGCCACCGCATCGGTAGGCAGCTCCGAAAGGCGAAGCTCCACACGGCCGGCGCCAGGACGGAGCTCGGGCTCTTTGGCTGGCGCCGCCGTGAAGCTGTAGAGAATCTCGCCACTCATGGGCGACCTCAGATGGTGATCGTGACGGTGTTCGTGAGCGTATCGCCACTGACGAGCGTCGGAGGTGACGGCTCGGCCGATTCGAAGGGCATGACGCCACCTCCGGTCGTGTTGCAGGCTCCGAAGACGGCTTCGTTGTTGATGGTCTGCGTACCCGTCGCCGTCCACTGGTGAGACAGCGTGTACGTCGAACCGGCGGCCGTGTGCCCGTACGTCCCGACGGCGCGCGTGAAGCCGTTGGACGTGAGCTCACCGGACAGTGTCGTGTCGGTGTTCGCCGGCGTGAAGGAGGTCGACGTGACGGCCAGCCATGCTGCCGGGTTCTGCCCCACCGCGACGATGTAGTTCGCCGTGGCGTTGGGGGTCGTGCCGGCTGCACCGGTGGTCGACGTCGGGTCATACCACTGGTCGATCGTCAGCGCCGTACCCGTGTTGGAGACGATGACCCCGTACGCCCTCGACCCGGTGCCGGAGTTGTTCGGCATCGCGAAGACGAGGCAACCCGCGAGGCCCTGGCCCGACGTGGGGAACGTCGCACCGGAGTTCGTGAGGCTCGTCGCCGTCGTCGCCGTGGCGTTGCCTGAGGCACTGGCGAAGGCGCTGCTCGGGCCGTTGCCCATCTCCTTCGCGAGCCAGTCGTTGGCGTTCGTGTAGCCAGACGCGGCGGTCGTCGTGAGGTTGTGGACCCACGGCGTCGTGATGACGGCAACACCATTCTCGTCCGGGCTTGTGTACGCGAAGCGAACGCACGAGAACGGCCCCATCTGGGGCAGCTTGTTCTCCGCGTTCGCCTGCGCGATGGCCTCGTCGACCGACTGGAGCTTCGGGCTGATGGCCAGAAGCACCGCAGCCACCGCGGTGGTGATGACCTTGCTGGTGATCGACTTGAGGTGAGTGAGATTCATGGGATTACCTCCGCACTCCGAAGTGAGCCTTGAGGTGGTCGACCACCTTCTGGTTGTTGGCGACGCGAACCGGCTTCGAGAGCTCGGCGTGGTTCAGGAGCTCTTCCGCGGTCGGCTTCTCCGGGTCGGCGTGAGAGGCAGTCGGCATGGGCGTCCAATCGCCGAGGTACTTCTTGACGTGATCTTCCACATGCTCCGGCGGGACATTCATGCGACCGAGGCGTCGACCATGCGGAGCATTCGAGTGCGTCTTGAGGACATCTCGAACGAGCTCCTCGCTCGGACCGTCGTCGTGGACTTCGATGTCGGTGATCCAGTCCCACTCGCCATGCTGGTCCGAAGTGTACTGCATCTCCTGAAGGACTTGGGCAACGGCCTCGTTGCGCGTGAAGGTTCGGCCAGCCCTTCGCGGATCGGCCTTCTCCACGATGATGGCTGCGATGATGGAGGACTCCGCGACTGTGATCGTGCGATGCGTAGGCATCTTCTTCACGACCTTCATCCGGAATCCGCCATCGCGCCCAGGCATCACCTTGCCGGAGGCAACGTCGTCCTTGGTGACCACGACCGTATCCGGAACGGGGTCCCAGTTGTAGAACTGCTTCAAGTGCAGAGTGACGATCATGGGCGCTCCTTGCAGCAATAGTACTCGACGAGGTAGTCAGAAGCCAAGCGTCAGCGAAGCTTCGTGAGCTCGTCGCGGAATCCCTCGAGGGCCACAGCCGCCAGCTTTGGGTTCCCTCCCAGAAGCTTGGAAGCCATGAGTGAGGCGAGCAGCATCTTCTTGCTCGTCAAAGCAGGTCCCGCAGGAGCCTGTCTGTTCTTCTCTTGCGGGGGGATCTCCCTCGGATTCCATGCGGCGGTCTTGAGCTTCATGGTGTCCTTCCCGTCGATCACCTCGAACCCCTCACTCGAGTAGAGCTTCTTCAGCGCTTCGATGTCCGCAGGCATGTCTCCGTACGGGCGCGGTCGGATGAAGAGGGGCTCAGCAGTCCACTGCTTGAGCTCCTTCAACATCGTGCGCGCATGACCCTGCCCACGATGCTCCGACGGAACCTCGAGCTTCTCGACCGTGAAGCCCTCCTCCTTGTCTCGAGGAGCAAGTACCGCAGAAGCCACGACCCCCTTCGGACCCTTCAATCGAAACGCGACAGCATCCCCCTCCATCTTACTCTGGAGAGAGAGCTCTGATGTCTTGTGACCGTTGGAGTCGACGCTGAGGACAGCCGTCTTCACCTCGATCTTCGGGGGCCCCTGACCCGCGGGCTTCCAGTCCTTCGTCGTACGCGCGATGGAAGGAGCTGGAAGCCCGGCAGGATTGAGCGTAGGCCCGCTGTACTGACCAGCGATGCTGTCCGCCTCTATGGCATCGGCGAGTTTCACGCGGCCTTGGGAGGTACCACGTCGTTCGCCGCAACGACGCTCTTCTTGCCCCAGAGCGGTGCAACCAGCCTGCCCATCTTCTTCGCCTGGACCAGGGTCGGGTCGACGAAGTTGAGCCAAGCCAGCCACTTCGGTAGCGTCCCGTTGAACACGGCGTTCAGCAGGATGTGCGCGAAGCCGGTGGCGGCGAGCGTTGCGATGAGGCCGTGCCCGACAGCCGTACCCCACGGAGAGCCGCCGTAGACAGCCTCGAGGACCGCGTACACCTGGCCCAGTACGAGCGCGATGAGCGGCTTGAAGCGGTCCGGGATGTTCAGCGGGAACTTGCCCGTGTCGCTCGTCAGATTCACCAAGTAGCCGACGACCAGGATGGCGAGCGGCAGCCACTGATGCCCCGTGGCGAGCTTGAAGATCTCCATGATCTGATCGAGTGACATGATGGCCTCCTACGGAGTCACGAGTGCTGCGAGATTCCTCATCATGAGGGATGCGGTCGTGTACGTGAAGTTGGGCGAAGTGCCGAGACCCGTTTCGACACCCTCGATGAAGACCTGGTTGCGGAGCTGGGCCGGAGAGGGGAGGGCACTGAAGGCCCCATCCTGAACGTGGATGCCTCCGGCGTTCCCCGAGTTGTCGACGCAGGTGTTGCCGTGACAGAACCCCGTGACGTGGTCTCCCGAGTTGTTCGAGAGAAGACCAATGAAGCACTGCACAGAGCTGATCGAGATGCCAGGACCACGGCAATAGTTGTCCGTGATGTGCACACTCTCCTGATGAGAGTTCTGCCAGCTCTGTGGGTTCACGAGGATGGCATAGGCCGATCCGCTCAGGCCGTTCCCGATGCAGTTCACCCCACGGATGCGAACCGCCCCCATGATGTCCGGCTCGAGGTCGATGCCAGGCCCCTTGTTGAAGTTGAAGTCCCCACCGATGATCTCGAAGTTATCGAGCGGGTTCGTGTTCCCGTTGTGGATGTTGATCACACCACGGTTCATCCCACGGACGCGGCAGTTCAGCAGGGTGTAGTAGAACGTGCAGGAGCCAGAACTCGGCGTGAAGATGCAGATGCCGTCATCCGGTGTGACGCCGACCTGTACGAAGATACCATCGATGGTGATGCTGTCGAAGAGGACCTTCTGAGAGGATTGTCCTGTGGTGGGGGCGATGACGAAGAACCCTGACGAGCCTGACACCCCAGTGGTCCAGGGGTTGCTGTTGGTGGCGTTGGCACCGTAGATCGAGACATCTCTGATAGCGCCCTGGGTCTCGGCGACGGTGACCTTCATACGGGCATTGGGACGACTGCCGTTGCCGGTCATCGTGAAGTCACAGAGAGTGACTCCATCCACCTCAGCGGTGTTGCTGATGTTGGTCGTGTTGCCCAAGAAGAACCAGACATCTCCCGAGTCCCCACTCTGAGGCAGGAACCGGAAGGCCACGTTTCGGGCGGTGAGGCAGATCGCATCACCTTCGAGGGTCTGCTGTTGCACCAGGAATGAGCCCGGCGCGAAGATGAACTGGGCCCAGTCGTGAATGCCGTAGACGGTATCATCCACGATGAACTGGTCGTCCGGCTGTGGACCACCGCCGTTGACGAGGTTGCCCAAGAAGGTCACATCCTCGATGGTGATGAACTGAGCGGCGATCAGGACCGGAGAGATGAACGTCCCCGTGGTCGAGGAGTTGATGGCCGACCAGGCACCACCACGGATGGTGACGGAGTTGATGAGCCACTTGTGCGCTAGACCTCCAGAGCCCAGCGAGAGACCGTAGATGCGAGCCACTGGTCCGTTGGCAAGCGTCGTGACGGATTGCACCGAGCAGTCGATGAAGTTGATGTCGGTGAAAGACACAGTGTTGTTGAAGCCGTTCGGATCGATCTCCAACACCCCCGTGTTGTGCGTGATGGCACTGCTCGTAGTCGCCGTCCCACCCAACACGTACCGGCACTTCTCGAAGAAGACCCTCTTGACGGTGAGCCCACTCGTTGCAGCGATTCCATGGAATCGAACGGGCTGCGTCTCGTTGGCTTGGTTGAAGCAGCAGCCGTTGAAGAAGAAGCCTTCGGGGTTTATCGCACCCGTCGAAAGACCCATCTGGAAGTCCACGCTGATACGGGGGCCAGTGGTCTGGATGAAGGCGCACCGGTCGGCGATGAAAGATGCAACATTGCCGAAGATCGTGGGGTTGGTCATCAAGACCGTCGTGTTTACGAAACCCACGTCCCGCATGTAGAGCGACACGTACTGCACCGTCTCGATGGCCCCATGGCTAGCGTTTGCGGAATAGTTGAACGTCACCCCACTCACACGCAGCAGAACAGGGACGGCGGTGATGACTGGATTGAAGAGAATCCCTGCCGCGCCACTGCCGATGTTCAGGTTGATGGTCACCAGGTTCGAGCCGGCCCCCTCGATCACAAGACCGCCCATGAACAGGTTGTGCGAGCTCGTGAGAGTGTACACGCCCTTCTTGACCTGGATGTACGCGTTCGAGATGCTCTGCGTGCTGAGATACGCGAGAGCGTTCTCGAGCGCGTTCGTTCCGTTGAAGTCACCGAACGAGTTCGTCCCATCACCGACCGTGCAGGCGAAGCGAGCGTTGGACATCTTGATGAGGGACGGCCCCAGACTCGGAATGCCGAAGACGGGGAGCGACTCGAAGACGCGCAGAGCGAAGTCGCCGTCGGTCGCGTTGGGTGACGAGAGAGGAACGACCGGGATCAGATCCGGGATGGTCCCACCACGCACGTTGGTGTCGGACATGTAGAACGTGCTGACCGCATCCCAGACCATCCCACCGCCGATCTGAGCTCGCCCAGTCAGTGTCGGGAAGAGCGTGCCGGTTGGGTCGTCGTCGAGAGACAGAGGGATGGCACTACTGCCCGTGTTGATGCGAGTGGTCCAGAAGAAGCTACGGATCGTCGCCCCCGAATCGTTCGGGTCGAGATCGAAGAACATCACAGGAGATGGCAGGAGCCGGCCGTTGGATGGCGTGGCGAAGTGCGTGGCCACGAGTGCGGTCACGACTTCCGGTACGGTGCCGGGATTGGTGATCTGCGCGAAGATGTCTTCGACCGGAGCCGGGACCTCCATCGCACCACGCACCTTGATGATGGTCAGAGCGTCCGGCCCCATCGTGGCCAGGTTGCCCTTCTCGCCGTAGTAGACGCGGTACGTCTGCCCGGTCGGAATGGCCTGGTTCAAGTGAAGGGTGATGGTACCGACCGCGAACCCGCTCCCGACATGGTCACCGCCGCTGGTGCTCGTGATGGATGTGACGACGGTCCGGATGCCGGTGCCGGGGTTGATGATCTCATCATCGTGCGAGTCCAGGACATCGAAGAGTGTGAGCAGCGTCTCGGGGAAGCTGTCCTGGCCCGTAGTGCCGAGGTAGGCCGCCAGCACCGTCGGAGGGCTGGGGGGTCCAGGTAGCGTGATCGTCGTGACGGGGCTGCCTGGAGTGACGTCGGTCGTCCTGGTCGGCAGAGCGATGGGTCGACGCAGGTAGTTGTCGAGCGTGTCGCAGTTGTCCGCGAGTGCGTTCGGCCCTCTATTGAGATCGAAGCTCGTGACATCCTCTCCGAACGCGAAGAGGTAGGTGCCGTCATTCGGGCCGCCGCTCTTCTTACCGTCGAAGGGCGCAGGACTTCCCAGCCCAGGCGGCGAGTTCGAGGCCGGGCTGTTGATGAAGTCGTACCCGGACGGGAAAGGGTCGTAGCCGACCGGGTTGGCGCTGTTGCGGTGGAAGATCGTCATCGCATGCTCCTAGAACCGAATGGTCCAGTCTACCTCAAGGGCGAACGCGCTCGTCTTCAGCAAGGTGTCGAACGTATCGTACGCGATGAACGTATTGTTCGGCAGGTTGATGTAGGTCGGGCTGTTGTTGTGCAGGAAGAGACCGATCTCCGACAGCGGCACGGAGAGGAAGGGGCCGTAGCTGATCTCCCCGGTGGTGAAGAGCCGAGTGAAGGTCGTCGAGGTCGCCGTGTTGTGCACCGCCGGCGCCACCACCTGACCAAGCCAGACGTCCGTCGCCGAGTAGGGGGGAGGTACGGGAGAGCCCACGCTCGAGAGACGGACCGGGCGCTCGAGTAGTGTCACCGTCGGGTCTGTGTCCGTCTGAGCGTTCGTCCCGGGATAGTGGGTGCTCATCGGAGCACTGTTGGCGATCGCCAGATTGAGCTGACGGTTGCCTCCGATGCCCAGGCCCATGTACCGAACGCGGCGATCTTCCTCCGTAGTGACAGGCAAGACCGTCGGAGGCGAGGGCAACGCGGTGTAGTCGATGAGGGTCGCCAGCCACTCCCGTCCGAGGTTGACCCAGATGTTGTGCCCCTGGCGGCGGGCGCGGATCTTCCCACGCTCACGGAGGGTGAGACGCAGGTTGCTCTTCACTTCGATGCGGTCCGAGAAACCCATGTCATCCTCTTGCTTCAATTGCCGTGAGCTCGTCGATGAACCCAGCCCACATGGTTTCATCTGTGCTGGAGATCTTGATGAGCTTCTTCCCCGACGCGAGAAGCTCCTTCAACCGCTCCATCGGAACGGCCTTGACCGGTCCCAAGAACTTCTTGCTGTTGTAGTGCTGAAGGTAGCTCTTGATGGCCTCCTTCAGGTTGCGAAGACCCAGCATCACCTTGTCTTCGTCGTAGCCGGTACCGTCCGGCTTATGCTGGTGCACCACGAAGGCGTGCGTCGCATCCTCATGCGGACCCACGAAGACATCCACCGCCTCTCCGTCTGCACCCTTGCTGCCCTTGATGTAGCCGTAGGGCATCTTCATCACGGTGCGCCAGGGCTTGCCGCCCCTGTCGACACCGGAACGTACTGACCCCTTGCGGTTCTCTACAGCGATCGGCAGCCCCTGGAACACGGTGTGTCCATGGAGCTTGAACTCCTTGCCGAGTTTGAGCAGGGTGTCTTGAAGGTCCATCAGCACTCACAGACAGGCCAGTCGGGTGTACGTCCCAGCGGGCAGCGCACCAAGCGCCACGCCGTCACCCAGTGTAACGAAGAAGTTGTTCCAGAACACGCGCCGGTTGTTCCCGCCCACCGCGATGAGCTTGATGGTGAGCTGGTCGCTGGTCGTGACCGTGATGGGCGTGAAGGTCGAGAGGTACGAAGTGAAGAGCAACGTCGATCTCGTAGTCGATGCGTACGAGAACGAGAGTGTCTGATTCAGGGTGCCGTTCTTGTAGATGCCGAGCTGGTAGCTCGTTCCCTGAGTCGGGTCGTAGATGCCCTCGATGAAGATCTCACAGCAGTTCAACGTGTCCGGTGTCGAGACCACCGCAGCCGCACCCACGAAGACACCCGCCAAGGGGATGTCGCAGACGCCCTTGCCTCCCAGTGCGTACTGGGCTCCGGTATAGGCCGGGAAGCCGGTACGGAAGATCACATCATCCGGAGTAGGGGTCCCGCCCGCATAGACCGACGAACAGAACGCCGAGATGAGCTGAGCGGGGCTGAGGTGAGGCTTGTCGGCCCCTGAGATGAGGATCGGGTCCGCGTTGAGGACGGTCGGCGGTGACCCTGCCGGCCAAGTGTTGGTCGGATAGTCGGCATCGGTGTTCGTGTCCGCAGCGTTGACGTAGTGACTGGAGAGGTACCCGCTCCATGGTGTCGGAATGCCTCCGACGATGCGGCCAGGTCCAGGGTCTCCCGTATCTGCTCCCGTCGTCTGCTTCACGGCGTAGATGGCGCCCGCCTCGAGCTCGAGATGGCCAATGACGTCCACCTCATCGCTGACCTCGACCGTGTCGACCAGATCTTCTTCGACGACGAAGAGAGGGGACGTGTATGTCGGCTTGATGTTGTAGAGGAAGTTCTTCACGAAGAGCAGAGCCGGCAGGTTGAAGACGGCGCTGTTCACCTTGACGACGAACGTGAAGAACTTCTGGACCTCTTCGAAGACACCTTGGCTCAAGTAGCCCTGGAACCAGGTCGGGTCGTTCACCCAATCCTTCACCAAGATGCCCGTCACGAGTGGTGCGAACTGCGTGACCGAGTCACCCTCGACGTAGATCTTCCCCGTCGCCGGGTTGGTCTCGAGCGGCAACGAGACAGGGAAGATGTACTGGCGGACGATCGTGGGGTCGTTCGCGTCCTGGATGAGGATACGGCCTGTGTTGGGTGAGTAGTCGGTCCGAATCTCCGTGATGGTGCCGGCCACCTCGGCGAAGGGCAGGCCGAGCAAGATCTGCGTACCGACACGCAGGTCGAAGAGGGTGGGGCCGTTGATGTACGAGTACCAGAGTCCCTGGACCGCAGAGAGGTAGTCGACTGTCGAAGGGAGCTGCGACAGGTCGTCGAGCGTGAAGCTGACGGGGATGCCGAAGTTGGCCTCGATCGTGGGGCGATTGTCGAGGTACGTGTACTCCGCCCACAGACGTGGCAACGGTGTGGGAGTCGACTCGCTGACGCCCCAGATGCGAGTGTCGAAGCGGATGCAAGACGAGCCGCGGTACGTATCGATGAAGAAGTCCAGGTTGCGGTGTAGGACTTCGTTCTCGTCTGGGTTCTTGATGACTCTCTGGAGCCACGGGATGTCGACGATCTGCGGCTCGATGGGCATGTAGTGCCGACGGTACACACCCCAGAAGAACGGCTGGAACTGCGACGGCTTCTGGAGGAAGTCGGCGATAGGAGTCGCATCGAACAAGACCGTGTTCGACTGTGCCTCAGTCGTCGTGACGACAGTCACCTGGAAGTAGGACGCGGACTGTGCCGTGTTGTCGTAGATCTCGTAGACGGCGAGGTCCCCGTTGTCGACCAGGCCATCCCAGAAGTCGAGTTGGGTCGACAGCGCCTTGCTCGGGATGCTCCAGAGTGACGACGCGAACGGAGGAATCGGATCTTGTGTCTGGATGCGCTGGAAGCGTAGCGAGTCCGTAGGAGAATCGACGACGCTCGAGACGCGAACCGAGAGCCAGTAGGCCAGCCCAGTCGGAGGCTGAACGAGGACCGCGAGGTTGTCGTTGGTCTGGATGTCCAGGCCGAGCAAAGAGAGCTCCACCTTGTAGGTCTGTGGACCGGTAACAACACCGCTAGCTCCCTGGAGCATCCCGTTGGTGGTGGCGAGGATGAACGATGAGAACGTCGAGCTCGCAGCCACGGTGAGAGAGAAGGGTGCATAGATGCGGATGATGGAGTGCGTGCTGTCCGCAGGCACAACTGTCACCACGAACCTGGCGTCGAACGCCGAGAGACCAGTCTGAAGCTGTGCGGCGATCTGCTGTGGCGTCTGACTTGCGCCCGTGAGCGCAACAGAGATGATGCCCAGGTACGTGCCGGAGAGGTCGAGGTGCTGCCCGGCAACCGAGATACCTGTGTTCAAGATGGGGCTCGAGTCGAGCGGCCCGAAGATGAACCTGTTTGACGTGATCTCGATGAACGGCTCACGCAGGAAGAGGTCGTAGTGAAGCCAGCGTCGAATGAACGTGCGCTGGATGTCCTTCAGACTCTTCGAGTACTCGGTTTGCCAGAGCGTGTAGAGCTCCGTCGCTGCCACCTGCGCCAGCCCGCCCCACGCAGTCTCGATACGCCCAGGATCTTCAATGAGCTTCCAGAAGTCCGAGAGGTAGGTCCACGTGAAGCTCAGGTCTGGAATGACGCCTCGAGGCAACGGCGAGACGATGACGTTGACGACGGTGACCGAACGTTCCGAGTAGAGCGAACCGTCGAAGACGATGAGGTCGAACTTGAAGAAGCCAGGGACATCCGGATAGAAGGTCGGGCGAACGGTGTCAGCGCCAGAGATGCCGTTCTGCTTGAGGATCTTGTAGGCGACGTTGGTGAAACTGTCGGGCAAGTCGAATCCGTCGATCTGCACGTAGTACCCGTGACCGTCATGCCCCGTGAGCATGCAGGTGTACGGCACCCCGCCTACAAGAAGGACGTCCCCTGCCACCACGGGGATGCCTGAAGGCTGGAACCCAGTGGAGTAGAGCTTATTGGCGAAGCCAGATGGCGGAGACTCCGGGAAGGTTGTCCCATCGTTACCGGTGAAGCAGTAGATGCTGTTCACCGGAGCATCGATCAACCTCCACAGATAGGTGAGGTTGGCGCCTTGCGGGTCGAAGCTTCCAGAACCATCCAGCCTGGCAATCTGGCAGAGATCGATCGTTTGGTCCGGACCTGCTTCCGCCACAGGAGGAAGGGCCGGAATGATGAGACCATCGCCAAGGCACAGCTCGTCCAGGAAGACCTGAGTGGGGGATGCCGCAGTACCCTTTGCGAAGATGCTGGTGCCTTCAGCCTGCGTCTGCGGCGTCGCCGAGTAGGGGATGGCAGGGAGGATGTAGCGGAGCTGGTGCCCGAACTTCAGGAAGTACGTGAGCTCAGTGATGAACACGTACACCGTATGGGTCGTTGTGCTGACCGCGATACGGATGACGTAGTAGTCATTCGTCGCGAAGAAGGTCTGGCTGTTGGCCAGGGGTTGAAGTGATGCATCGAAAGTAGCGGCGTAGGCCACACCGGTCTGCGAGAAGAAGAGACCTGCTGCCGTCGCATCTTGGTCTGCGACGCCAACGAAGAAGTGCTGGTTGGCGACGTTCAGGAAGTTGAGGGGGAGCTCCTTAGCGTTGATCGCGAACTCCAACGTCCAGTCTGGAGTGGTGGGATCGCCGATGTAGATACTGGCTTCTGTCCCGTCGTTGGACGTGATGACAACATCGCCCGTGGTGGGATCTATGGTGAAGTCAGCCGATGGAGAAGCAATCACCTCTGGGTGGGTGAGGAACGCCGACATCTCTCCGCAGGGTCCGGAGCAGTAGACGTTGAACGGTGGATGCGTAGGAAGAGGGCCGCCGATAGTGGGGGCTGTTCCGCCTCCCCAAGGGGCTGTTCCCCAGGGGGCGATGCCCCACCCCTCCAGATTGCAAGGGATGAGAGCTGGAGGAGGTACTGGAACGAAGGGCGTCAGGAAGAACGCACTATTGTTGTCCAGCGTCTGAAAGAACACGTCGTATAGAGCACCAACGGTGACCGTATACGTGGTGACTGGAGCCTGCGGTGATGTGGTCAACCTGATGGTGTATGGATCTCCCAGGGAGATCGAGCTGACCGTCAGGGCCGGAACGAAGACGTATGTACTCGATAGCGAGAACAGCGGATTGGTAGGATCTACCGGACTGGAGAAGTGAAGATCGACTTCGGTAGATGATGCCGGAGTAGCCCCCAGAAGGGTGAAGTCCGGTCCTGCCCCAAGGGAGAACGTTCTCCCAGGAGAGCTGGACGGGCTACCAAGCGCGAAGGCAGTCCTGGCCATGGAATCACGCCATCACTCTTCCGCTCATACCAGCGATCTGCGAACCCAGAGAGTTCACGTTGCCGTAGAACTGACCACCCGTGCTTCCCCACTCCAACCACGCGATGGTGTGGAACCCGATCCCCGGCGTGCCCGAGTAGGTGGCCTTGGTCGGGAGACCAGCCGCTGTCTGACCACCGCTTCCATACAGATCGGCACTGTTCACCGTTGTCGAATCGACACCAACACCGACGCTCATGTTGTGCGCGCTGCTGCTATTCGACTCGCAGGCGATGACCTCAGCCCAGAGCATCTCCCAAGGCATGCCTGTGACGTACGTCCACTGATTGGCCCCGTTGCCACGAGCCTGGCGCCACGCCTCTGTCGCATAGGACCACGAAGTGGTCGAATCTTGAACGAGAAGCTTGCGAGGCTGCTGGTTGTAGAAGCTGTAGAGGAGACGATTCAGGACGCTGTCTTCGGTCGTGTTCGTACCGGTAGCTCGAAGAGTTCCAAGGAACCTCCTCGTATGATCTGCCGCCTTGACCCAGACGCCGTCCTGCTGAGCAAGAGCATCCGTACGCGTTGTATCTGTAGCCCATGCCGCTGACTGCTCGAGGGTCACCGTACCGGAGTTGTTGTAGGCGAAGTAGTCGTAGTTCTTGCCGTTGGTAATCGTAAGAGCGAGAGAGATCTCCGGCGTCGAGAGAACAGACCATGCACCGCCTGTGTACAGAGCGATCTGATTGCTGAACATCGGGGTCACGAACAACGTGCTCGCACCAATGACATCCGCTGTGGTGATCGGGGTTCCAGTCGTCAGCGTCGGCCTCAGACCGTTCACTCCGAACACTGTCCCGGAACCCGCCAAGATGTCTGCCTTGAGCTGGGCGAGTGCTCTGGCAGTGACTGTAGGAAGAACCACTACGCCGGAACTGTGCCCTGCTGGAGTGGTTCCCCCTTCTCCACGTGTCACGGTTACGACTACGCCAGATCTCGAAGTGACCGTCACCAACTCTTGATCGAGCAAGAGACTGAAGGTGCCTGTTGAAGGCAACCCGCTTGCCCCTGCGGAGAGAGTGAGAGTGGCATCCGACGACAGAGCGGGAGAAGCCAGCGTCAGTGGGATGTAGTTGACGAGTTGCTCAGTCACGACGCGGCCTCCTTCAGATCACTGGACGATGGGCTCTTGGGGGGAGCAGGCTGAATCGGTACCTTGGGGGAAGAAGTCACCGACCCCACTGCTCTCGAGCCCTGCCCAGAAGTAGTGCTCGCCTGTGACTCCCGTCTCGACATTCGAGAACTCGAGCCATGGCGATCCCCAGACCGGAGAGTTGTTCGCGTACATGTTGCCGCACGCGTAGTCGACACCCGTGCTGTTCATCTGCGTCGCACCCAGAACGCACGGCCCAACAGGTTGACAGGGTCCGATGTCGACGATGCTCACCGCGTAGGGGCGGCCTGCGGTCATGGTGTAGGGCGTACCGAACATGCAACTGTACTCCTGCGACATGTTGACGAGCATGGTCCCAGTTGCCACGGAAGTCCCTGGGCTACGGAAGTCCCAGAGGCGGCAGCGGACGTGCGTCTGCGTCTCCCAGGTGGCATCGCCTTGCCACCAGAAGCGCACTCCCAGAGCTTGATGGCCATTCTCGACCACCCAGAAGCCGACGCCATGCGTGTTCCCACAGGGCGTACCGCCTCGGTTGCAGCCGTAGAAGTGACCTGCGCCGTTCAGGTTGTCGCCGTTCGCGTTGACTAGCTCCGTCACCGTAACGGGGGAGAAGAGAGGCAGATCGGCCGGATTGGCCCCGTTCCTGACTCCAGGAGACTGGCACGTGATGGGACTACCGGTGCCGGTGCCTCCCAAGAACAAACCATTCCCACAAGAGGTCGGGATGATGATCGATCCCATCGGCTTCTCGGTCGACTGGCATCCCACGGCCAGGAGGAAGCAGAACACCCACAGCGCTAGATGACGAACCATATGCCCTCCGTCTGACCCCACTTGAAGGTCAGGCTTCCAGGTGTGGAGATCGACTTAGACCCCCCAGCGCCTGTGTAGTTGTCGAGATTGTAGGGATCTTCGAGCTCTTGACCTGGACTGGCTTGTATGATCAGAGGATTGACTCCCCAGCCCCTGCTCTTGAGGGTGGCTTCTTGCCCATCCGTAGGTGTGGAATCGAACGTGTAGGTCCACGTACTTCCCGTGGTGTCTGCGAGGATGACGCCGTCGCCCTTCTGCCCGGTGTAGTTGGCGTTCTTTCGAACCCAACCTGCGCCGCCGCTGAAGGCATTCAGCAGGAGGTCGAAGATGATCTGGTCGTAGTCCGGAGCATACCCATTGGTGTTCCCGAGGAAGTTGCCCTCGGTGTCTTGCTCGTTGACCGCCGGCGTTCTCCAGGTTCGGTTGGCGGGAGCTCCAGTGGAGGTAGCAGTGCAGGCGATGATGAAGATGAAGACGTTCCCGGGACCGCCTGCATTGATCGTGAGCTTCATCCTGAAGCTCTGCGTCAGCTTGTCCGGAGTGAACGTGGCAGAGACGCTGTTGGGGTTGATGATGGTCGCCGTCGAACCCGGAGGGGCGTAGAGCACCTCCCAGAGAAAAGAGGCTCCCGCAGGAGGATTCGTGCATGTCAGCGTGCAGGCCTGGTTGACCCAGAGATCTTTGCGCGCCAGCCCGATGGTCCCCGAACCTGCACCGGTGGATTGGTCAATCTTGAAGGACGGCGCCGTCATGGACTACCTCGAGGCTGAGCTTACGCGTACACTTCCTGCATGTCCATGTTCCGAGAGATGGACCCCGAGATCGCGTTGAAGATGCTCGAGGGGTATGAGAACGAGCTCGAACCCGAACAGAAAGGGCTCGACGCGTTCTACCGCCAGTTCCGGTGCCCGAGGTGCCAAGGTCCCTGCCAGAGGGAGTACCTCAGTGCCGAGCATGCATTCGGTGGAGATAGTGCAGTCCCACGGTCGGGTCTGAAGTGCACTCTCTGCGACTGCATCTTCGATCCTCATTCGGGGCTCATCCTCACGATGGGGAACTTGGGGAACATTCCTGCTCGTGTCGGCGCATCGTTGACCCCTTACGTCGGCGGCGGGGACGAAGACTAGGTGAGCTGGCGGATCAAGTTGATGTTGTCCGGGATGAAGGCCGCGAGCCTTCCGACGTTGAGTCGGTCTTGCGACTTCTCCACCGTGACCGACCGGTCCAAGTTGTAGACGACCCCGAAGAGCGTGAGAGGGTTGGTGATGCTCGTCGCACCCCGCACTGTGATGATGGCCTGGATGTCCGAGACCTGAAGCTGCTGGTCCGGGAAGAGCGCTTGGATGAGCGTCTCGATGGTGGGCTCCACATCCGCCGGCGTGGGACCGCCCGAGTAGGTCATGTCGAATCGCACGAAGTACGGGATGAGGTGCCTTGCTAGAGGGCTCTCGTTGACGACGCGCTCTTGGTCGGAGAGGACGAAGTTCTGAATCTGCGACGTGAGCGTGGAGAACTCGTAGTTGATCTGAATGTTCTGCCCGAGCAGAGAAGTAGCATCGGACAGTGCGTCATCAGTTCCGACCTCGTTGATGGTCTTCGAGAAGTGGATCTCGATGTCCTCGGCCGGTGAGAAGGTGAGGTTCGAATCGCTCGTCGTCAGGTAGTACCCATCACCGATGAGGCCTGTGACAGCGAACTGCGCTTCCGCGTCGATGTCGTAGATGTCCCCTGTCCCCTCACTGACGAGTTCCACGTCCATGAAGAAGAGACCCGCCGGACCCACGTTCTGGTTCATCCCAGTCGAACCGAGACGCTGGATGCGGGGTCGGACGATCGTGAACTGCTCGCTGATCTCCGTGCCGGCCACGTTCGGGAACGCAGGACTCACGACGAGGTTGTGGCTGTCGGTGATGGAGACGACGGTGTAGATGCCCGTGTGAGCGGCGGCGTTGTTCGTGTCGGTGACCGTGGAGAACCCCAGGAGCGAGTTGGAGGTTCCGGTCTTGCGGATGATGAAGGCCGCTGTCGACACGATCTGAAGCTTGTTGCTGCTGTTGATGCTGGCGATGCTCACGCCGGCTGCGGCGTTGATCTCGTCTGCCACTCCCTGACGGGAGACGTTGGTTGGGGGTAGCGCGAGGACATCCCTGTTGAAGGTGAGCGTGATGTCGGGGCTGCCGCCGATGGAGAAGATGAACGTCGTGAAGGCCAGACCCACTACCGGGTCGGCCAGAGTCACGCTTCCCGTGATGGGGATGTAGTCGATCGTCAGGATGTCGTTCTTGCGAATGTCATCCGCTACGAAGTCCGACGAGTTGCTGGTGAAGGTCGTACCGAGCGCAGTGGAGCTGCCATCCGTCGGCTTGATGCCGCTCGGCAATGCCGGAATGAGCTGCGCCGACTCGAACGGGTCACCGATGTAGTAGAGCGTCGCGCCGTTGGTGGTCGTGGTGCTGAAGATAGTCAACGGCGTGAAGACGAAGCCCGTCCCAGACACGTAGCCCGAGCTGGAGCTGATGGTCGCAGTCGTTGGCTCGAGGAAGTAGAGCCTCGCGCGTCCGATAGATCTGGCTCCGAACTGGATGTGGTTGTTCGCTGACGGAGCCATCGTGCCAGGCGACAGAACCCCCTGCCTCGAACGTGTCTGCACGGACATCGAGTTCGGGTACGTGAGTCCTGCTGGAGGGGCGGGTGTGAAGCCTGGATACGGGCTCACGAACGAGAGGTTGTAGAACCCGAAGTTCGGTCCATCCAAGATCTGAAGAACGTCGTAGTCGACGTCGATGACTGTCGTCAGATCGACGAAGAAGTTGTTGTTCTCGGTGAACTCGGGCGCACGGACCATCGAGCTGTCGATGTAGAGCATGCCACCGAAGAGAGCCGGAAGTGCGGACGTGAGACTGCCCGTCCCACCAAGGACCTGCGCGATGTTCTGTCCAATGTTGCCGAGGATGCCCAGCCGGTTGCCTGCATCCACTGCCACGATGCCTGGGTAGCCCGCCGTGTTGAAGACCGCATTGATCTGCGCGATGATGCCACCCGCACCGTTCAGAGGGATGGGGTTCGCACCAGAGAAGGTGACGATCTGCGGAGGCACCCCGGTGTCAGGGATGTTGAGCTCCAAGATCTTGCCGTTTACATTCGCGCCGGGAGGAGACCCGGTCAGCGTGATGCCCACGATTCCGCAGAGCGCGTCCTCGATGTCGAACTTGAGCCCCTTCGACGGATGGGAGAAGGCCGTCGAGAAGGCGCCGATGGGTTGTGCATAGGGGATGTTGCTCCCCACAGGCTGCCCATTCTGATCCAGAAGGTTCACCGATGTGACCCGGACCATCGGACGATTGACCGTCCCAGAAGTTGCTGACCTGAAGACGGTGTACTTGAGGTTCGACTTGGTGAACTTCGTGGGTCGATTCAAGATGAGCTGCGTGTAGTTCGGGAACGGCGTGACCTGGACGATCGTGAAGTCTCCAGCGTCCGGCCCATTCTCGATACGCAGTGTGTCCTGCGCCGCCACGCCAAAGCTCAGGAAGTCTACAGCAGAAGCTGTGGTGACCGTCTCGACACCCTGGATGGTCTCCAGGTCCGTGCCGGTGATGAAGGTCTCCTTTGGCTCGACCAGGTCGACATTGATCTTGTCGGTCAGGCGCCAGCGGGTGGCCGAGAAGTTCACCGGCGTCGGAAGCACCGTCACCGCCGGCGCGAAGCCCGTGACCTGTGTGACCGAGAGGATGCGGTACACGCCCGCCCCGACACCGGACAAGATCTGAAGCTGGTCCGCGTTGTTGTAGGCGTTCTGGAGAGCCTCGAAGGTGGCATCGCCGGTGTTGTAGTTGGTGCCGAGAATCAGATCGCTCAGCGAGATGATGCCAGCCGTACACGAAGCCGTGAACCCACTGAGCAGAGGCTCGTCATCACTCAGCACGTTGACGGTCAGTGAGCCCTGGTCCAGCACCGTGCCTCGGACGTGAATGTCCGTGCACCCGCCGATGTGCACCTCGTCGTCCGGCGTCGTGACCGTACCGTTCGGCCCGTTGGGGAAGAGGATGCCTCCGGGAATGCTCGAGAGCGTGAGCACCGAGTGTCGCAGCTCCCAGATGATGTTCGCCTGACCGAGCGGGATGAGCTCAGCGTTCAACTGGAGGGTGAACTGGTCGATGACCGCCGTGATGGGAACGTCCTGTACGGGAGGCGCTCCGAGGAAGGCTCCGTGAATCGTGAGCGTCCAGCCCACGACTGGATCTCCAGGAGGCCCGATGAGCGTGGTGAAGTCGACCGTAGCGTCATGACCAGAGGAGTGGTCGTAGCTGAAGAGGCTCGTGTTCGCGTTGTTGCTCCCATCTGACAGAGAGAAGCCGAAGATGCCCGCCGCAGCGATGGGTCCGATGCCGTTGCCCTCGATGATGTCTCGCTGCATCTCCGGGTCGTTGAAGCCGACCACGTTGAGGCGCGTCATCTCCGGGAACGCCTGGGTGAGCTGAGTGGTGATGCCCCTCTTCGTTACCAAGCTGCGCTCGGTGATCGACTGCTGCACTCGACCTATGTAGGTCGGGGCATCTTCAGCCTGAACACCGTTGCGGAAGCGCACCTTGTTGGTGACCTTCACCGCGGAGTTCACGCCGGCGATGCTCACGATCTCGTTCGCATCGATGTTGTACTGGTCTCCTGCCTTTTCGGCCGTGACGAGGATGTCGAAGAAGTAGAGGTTGCCCTCGAGGTTGAAGAGCATCTCGTCCACGCTGATGGACTGGACACCCGTCGGGAAGAAGGTCAGGCCCGACCGACTCGTCACGTAGTTCGACGGGTTGATGCTCTGCCCCTGCGGAGCCGAGAAGTAGATACGAACGGTCCCACCAGCGAAGTTGCCGAGCTCACGTGGGACGAAGAAGTTCGCGCCGAGCGAGTCGGCCTCGTCGAGCGTGAGCGTAGAGGGGTCCCGGAAGGACAGGCTGTTGCGGACGCGCGAGTTCTCCCGAACGACTGGGTCGAGCAGGAGCTCACCCGGCTTGATGACGAGATCCGTCAACGCATCGCCGTCGCTCGTGGCAGAGTCCGGGAACTCCTGATTGAGACGGTCCATGATGAACGCGCGAACGTCCACCGCGAACGGGTCGGGCCCCAGACGACGCAGAAGAGGCTGCACGATCTTCGTATCCGCATCGCTGCCTGGACCGACATCGATGGTCTCGTCGAAGACCTGAATCCTCTCCTGGAGGAACGACTGGAGATCGATCAGAGACATCTCAGGTGCCTACCTTCTCGTTTGTCCCTTCCCACACGAACTCCCCATGGGGTCCAACGGGGAAGTAGTCCACGCACGTGCAGCAGAACGTCTTGGCGTAGAACTTCGGGTCCCGAGCATACGTCTCTGCACAGGCAACGGGCATGTACGTCGTGGCTCCGCACTTCTGATGCGTCGTGCCACGACGTATCGGTCGGATGTAGCCCTTGGCTCGTTCCTCCTCCGGGAGGACCCAGTGGTCCTTGTTCTGGCCCGTGGCGGGGTCGATGGGCTGGGGGGCCTCGGCGCGCTCGTATCCGGGCGCTGGGGCGCCTCCCTTGACGGTGGCGAGCTTATGGAGGCTGGAGTCGGTCGGAGGGGCAGGGACGGGCTCTGAGGCGGGGGGAGGGCGTTCCGTGGGCTCCAGCGAGGGAGGGGGGAGGGTGTCCTCGGCGCCGGGGTCCCAGCGGGTGTCGCCGGTCTCTCCCACGCTGTAGATGGCCGCCCAGCAGCCGCGGAACTTCTGGTCGAAGAGGAAGCCAGGCGCGTTTGTCGCCGCGCTGTGGAGATTCTTCCAGAAGGAGCAATCGGCCTCGTGGGCCTCGACGAGAGCCCCTGGCTCGAGGAAGCGATTGTTCAGGCCGAGCATGCGGGCGCGGTCCTTGTTCTTCGCACGCACGAGGACCTTGCCCGAGAGGGGGTCTTCCCAGCGGGCGGCCATGTTACCGCATCGACATACGACCCACTGGCTGTTGGGATCGAGAGCTCGGATGTCGAAGCAGAGTCCGCAGAGTAGTGCCTTCATCACCTCTCCGTGTGGGCAGGGATGGAATCGCTGGAGGCTCGCAGGGTAGGTCCAGAGTCTTGCTCCTTCGCCCCTTCCTCGGTGAGGAAGATGTCCTTAGCCTCCTCCTCGTGGAGGAAGATGATGTCTTGGTCCATCTGATCGGAGACCCTCACCCGGGCCCCCAGCGAGAGCTTCAGTGTCGGCATGTACCCTCTCCTACAGCATGAGATTCGCCAGCGCGAACTGGCCGGTCTGACTCAGTAGCTCGATGGTAGCGATCAAGGCCAGTTCCTGCGTGTTGAACTGAGCCGAGGTCACCGTGGCGCTGAGGAGCTTCTCCTCGCGAGGCAGACGGGTGTTGCGCGCTTGGAGAGCGGTGATCTGATTCACCGTCGTGCTCACGGCGACGTAGAGATCTGAGACGACTCCGCTACCTTCTGCCTTCGAGAAGGAACGGCCGATGTTCTTCAGACCGGCCCCTCCCAGGTTCGGGCTGAAGATATCACGACCAGGAGTCGTGAAGAGGATCTTGAGGAAGACCTGACAGAGCCTGAGGAGACCACTGACCTTCTGGGTCCGCGTGCCGAGCTGGAACTTGATGAGGCTCTTGGCGGTGAGCGTCAACACGTTCGAGAGAACGGACACGCTCGAGACGATGTTATTCTGGATCTGCGAAGGCACCTGAGCCAGCAATCGCTGAGGTCCCAAGATGACAAAGTTTGGGGAGAGGAGGCCGTTGATGAGCACCTCATTCACCGATCTGAAGTCCTGGCCGATGATGTTCAACGTCCTCGGGAAGAGTCCTGGCACCTCACTCACCTGAGCGATTCGCACCATCTCTTGCGGGAACACACATTGCAGATCAATAGCCACCGACGTGCCTCCACCCCTCTTTGAGGGCGTAGTGGATAGTGCTGATCTGGACTCCGTACCTCTCTGCGAAGACTCGGAGTGGGACTTTTCTGGGCACGTACTGAGATCGAATCTCTCTCACCTGCTCCTCAGTAAGCAAGGCGTTACCATGCGCCTCACCTTTTGCTGAAACAGAGGGCCCAGGAAAGTATCCTCTGCCTTTCTTCATCTTGTCCTGCATGTTGTCCAGAGCGGTGCCTTTGAAGAGGCACGCTGGATTGCAGCAAGGAGGATTGTCACAACGATGGAGGATCTTCTCCTCACTCTTCAGAGAGCCGAAGAGGATGATCCACACCATACGGTGCGCATGGATGTACTTCCCACTGCCATCGGTAAAGACGCCGTAGCCATCCTTGTCTACCGCAGCAGTCCAGGGCCAGCAGACATCTGGTCCGCCAGAACGGTCAACCTTCTCCCAGAGACGGTCTTCAACGGGACGAGCGATAGGTGCCATTGGTGTAACGCAGACTCCCGCCGAGGTCTGTGTGGGGACAGTTCAGTCGACAGGAGCCTGCATCAGGCAGTGTACCCGACAAGGAGCTAAAAAGGAGGGGGTCACCCTCCTTCAGGGCCTTTCACGGCTCCAGCGCCAGAGGAGCAGGACGACCCCGCCGACCGCTACTGCGACGAGCAGGAGAGGAACGGCGAGGTCGTGGAAGCTCACGGGTGGTCATCCACCTTGAGCCAGGGGATCTCCTTCAGAGCTGTAATGATGTCCCCCTGATGCTTGTCGAGCTGAAGGAGCTCGATCTTCCCGACAGGCATGGAGTCACCCCTGCCCATCGAGAGCTCCAACCTCTGAACGAGGCCGACGAGTTGACCATCGACCATGATGCGGCTGACGAAGTCCTCACCGACCTCGATGGTGACCTTGTGTCTCATGCTGGCCTCCTGAAGATGTTCCTCATGATCTTGGTTACGTTCAGGCCTCGGAGGTTCTTCTTCTTCTTGTGCTTCAGGAGGATCTTGCGGTAGTTCGGGAACCCACGAGCCCTCTGCGCCCGCTCTTTCTCTCCGTGACCGGTAGTGACGCTCACGTAGACGCGCTGGCCGAGGGGGGTCACCGTGTCGTAGCCGTCGATGCGGACGTACTGCACCCCCTTCGGCGGCTTCATGTCGTTGGGGTGATGACGCGGATGGTTCTTGAATGCCATCAGCGCACTCCGATCTGATACGTGCGCAGATGCGCCGTACGAGTCCGTGCCTCCTCGAGGCCGGGCGGCTGGATGGTCGCGATGACACGAATCCCCGTAGGCCCCGCATCGGGCACGCTGACGTTCGCGTTGCCCTTGTACGTGTCGATGATGGCGATGACCTGGTTCAGAGCGTCGGAGACCGCTGCGACGAACGCCGTCAAGTCGGGCGAGCTCTGTTGCGCCGCGATGTCCGCGGTCACCGCGTCCTGAAGAACCGCCTCGGCATGACCGACGGAGGTCACGGCGTTCGAATACTGCTGCTGCGCAGCGGGCAGGATGGAGGCCGGCAGGAGCGGAGAGATGAAGTTCCAGGCGCCCTCGAGGATGTTCAGGACGGTCTGCACCTCCGAGAGGAACGCCTGGACCTGCGCGACAGGGTTCTTCTGGAAGTTCTGCCACCACTGACTCACGGCAGCACACCCGGTGCTGAGGAGAGCCAGCGAGAGCATGGCCGAGATGAAGACGTTGCGCAGGCTGCGATGGGCGAGGATGTTCATGAGTTCTTCTCCGAGCGGTAACCCTTGAGGGTTGTGATCACAGGACGCAGGTCCGTGTAGATGTGTTTCGTCACTTTGTACATCAACTCGGGGGTGAAGTCTTGCCCACCCCCTTGCCCTTCGACCTTCATGCCGAGGCTCTTGGGGATGTAGAAGATGAGCGGCTTCTTGGCACCGACGAAGTACCCCGCCTCGAGGTGAGAGCTGCGGTTGCAAGGAAGAACCAGGACGCCGGCGTCACTGGTGACGAGTCCGTTCCAGTCGTGGGAGAAGCCCTTCTCGGCGAGCGGATGATTGAGGTGCGTGATGTACTGGTCCGGGGTCCAGCTACGCCACTCCTCGTCGATCTCCGACCAGTGGAAGCCGTCGTCTCCGGGCTCGGGATGACGGAAGTCGTAGACTTCGAACCCCTCCTTGCGGAGCGTCTCCACGACTTCGGGCTGGAACTCGTTGCGCCAAGACGTTGCGACGTAGATCTTCATCTGATCGACTCCAGTGCCTTGATTCGATCTGCTTCTTCGAGAAGGTACTTCTTCAGCTTGTTGCACCCCTCTTCGACGCTGTCTTGCGTCGTGTCGAGGTAGAGATGCATGTGGACGGCCTCACCACCCCGGAGTGGGAAGGTGATGCGAGCATCGACGAAGATCGGTGCTGGCGTGTTCTGCATGGCGACTATCGCCATCGCCAAGTACACCTGCTTCCTGTCTGGCGACAGACCCTCCCAGGTGGTGTACGTCTTGCGCACCCCGGTCCTCTCGTACTCGACATCGTGTGCCCGGACGTACATCTTCTTCGCTACGACTTCGAAGTCGATCACGTCTTCTTCTCCACCTTCTTGCGCGCCTTGTACTGGGAGCCGTCGGTATCCACGAGCACAGCACCGACGTTCTCGGTGTGCCACGGGCCATCGAGGTAAAGGCCCAGCTTCTCCGCCGCCTGCTCGGCGGGTTCCCCGGGATCGAGTGCGTACTCGGGAACCTTCACACCGCCCACGTCGATCTTCTTGCCGGTCGCCTTCATGGTTTGTACTCCTCTCCTTCGGGCATATTATCGCGCTTTGCTTCCTCGACGCTCTGGATGCCCTCCCTCCAGAGCACGCCCTGGACGAAGCCGAGCCAGCGGAACTTCTTCTCGAGCCGCTCGGCAGGCCAGGACCGGACCTCATGGCACATCCACAGGACGTGCTCGAGAGCCTGCTGGCTGCCGCGTATCGCCAGCTTCTCTTCGGGAGGGTGGCGCTTGGGCTGATAGCCCAGAGCCTTCACCTGGTCGAAGTACTTGGTGAGGATCTCGTCAACCTTCTGATTGTCCATCTTCTTCTCTTCCTGGCTTGGTCGGCAGACCGTTGACGCAGATGTAGTCGGCGAGTCTGTTGAGCGTGGTCTCGTAGACCGTGTGACTCCTCTTGCGCCGCACGATCACCTGCCCGGTCTCGCGATTGATGGAGAGAGTACCCTCTCCATCAGCCCCCGCCATGCCGAGTCTTCCGAACACCCTGAATGTTGCAGTGGTCATCGCTTCGGACTCCACCCTTCTTCCTTCATCTTGCCGTAGATGTGATTGAACCACGTACTGAGCTCGTCCGGCAGGACGTTGCCGAGATCGAAGACTCCCTTGTCTTGGATGTAGACAGAGAGATGAACGATCTTGCCTTCTCCGTTCACGGAGCTCACCTCGAGGTACGCACCCGGTAGGGTGAGCTTCACGCTCCATGAGCGGTTCTCTTTGACGTCGACCGACATCTTACTTCCCCGGGGCGATACGCCCGTCTTGAAGAGTGGTCTTCCACTCCTCGTCGTCCTGCTTGATCTTGAAGCTGGTCGGGACTGAACAGTGCGGGCTGTTCATGAAGATGCCTGCTGCGCGACCGGAGGTTGAGGCGTAGGTGGAGTAGACCTTATCGCCCTGCGTGATCTTGAACCGCTTGCTCTCTGCCTTCTTCTTGCTCATGTGCCCTCCAACTCCTTGTACTGAGCTTCCAGTTCGGGGGTCAAAGGAACGAGCTTGCCCATCCCAAGAAGGAAGGCCGTGCCGTAGGTGTGGTTGACCTCCTCTTCGGCCTCCTCCAACGTCTCCCCTTCGAAGGGGGCGCCCATCTCCTTGATGATCTTGCTGGGATTGCTCTGGTACACCACTGCGTAGAGCATCAGCCCTTCTCCGGCTCGGCGACCTTGAGAAGGTTCATCGCAGCGCTCACCAGGTCGGCAGCCGCCAGCTCGATCTTCGCGAAGCGCACCTGTGCCTCGAGCTCCTTGATGCGACCGCGCAGAAGGCTCTTGCGAGCGGTGATCTGATTCGGGTTCTCGATCTCGTTCTTGCGGGTCTGGGTCTGTTCCATGCGTCACCTGTCAGGTAGTTGGTCTGCGCCATGGGTAAGGAACCACTCGAAGAGGTCCTTACCGATCTGAAACGGATGAATGTGAGCGCCCTTCAGTGGCCTGAGCTGAACGAAGTACCGCCAGTGGTCCCCGTGCTGCGTCTTGCCGTGGTAGCTCATGCTGCAACGTTTGCGGTAGACCCCTTTGGTCTCAAGGCTTAGGGACATCCAGCGCCTCCCTCGCAGCGTTGCGGATCCCCTCCTCGAGCTCCAGCTTCATCTCGAGCTCCTTCTTGAGGAGATGCATCTCGTGCATGATGAGTGCTTTGTGGAAGTTGATGATCTTCCGGATGATGGGCAGCAACGTAGGAAAGGTCTGTGCAACTGGCTGGCACTCATTGCATATGTACTGCTCCCACTCATTGATGGTCTTCATGATCTCTACACAGGCTGGTCTGTTGAGATCGTTGCTGTAATTATGCATCGTCCATGCGCCACACCAGGTGCAGAGGCGTAGGTAAACTTGTCGGTGGCTCGACTCTGGGTGCTGGGCTCGGACCAGCGCCGCGTACCCCGCCAACAGTACACTGGGATCGCTCCCAGGAAGTCGTAGCGTTGGGTTGTTCACGCAGTTCTTGTACCGAGACCCAGCATCCGTTTGCTCTACGCCGCCTTCTGCTCCCGCTTCTTGATGTGGCTGTTGAGAGCAGTCAGGCCCACCCCGAACCTTCTCGCCGCCTCGCTCTTCGAGATGTGCTCCTCCTCCATCATCCTCTTCACCTTGTCGACGAGCTTGTCCCACTCATCAGAAGACCGGTGGATGTCGAATCGGCCAGATCTAGGAATTCTTGGGTTCATGTGAATAGCCTCCCAGTGATCTTATACCTAAAAGAAGAAAGGCCTGCTGTTTCCAGCAGGCCTTCTTCTCTACGACTCGTCTCCGTCCAGATCCGTGCAGATGGCCCCGTAGGTGGGCTCGAGTCTGTCGAACAGAGCATCGAGATAGTCGCGACCCTCTTGCTGGGTCATCTTCGAGGGGTCCATCTCCTTCTCGATGACCCCCATCGTTCGGGAGACAGCCGCCTCGATCTTTTCCGTCGGCATTGCCGACCCTCCTTCAGAGCGTGGGGTTCGAATCCAGATAGTGAAGCCAGGTGGCCACACCATCCTTGCAGTACTTCTCGAGTGCCGTGAGGCCTTCTCCGGCAGACTGAATGTCCCAGAGAAGACCGGCACCCACACGGGCGATGTGTTCGGCGTCATCAACATCCGCCATCCAGCTCCTGGGAGCCCACTCGATGGCGTCCGAGACGACGCTCGCCACACCCTCGGCGACGGCGTCGGCAGTGACGATGTTGAAGGTCTCGGTGAAGGAGACCTGCATGTTCAGGTCCATGTACGCGATGGTCTGGCGGAACTGGCTCCATTCTTCCCAGGGGACCTCCACGAGCTTCGCCCAGGGGACACGCGCGAGCATGTTCCGCAAGGAGAGGAGGATGGAGTTCTTCTTGACGTCCTCGTCACGCCCCGAGTTCACGTAGAACTCGAGATCGCTGCCATGCCGCTGGGCGATCATCATTGCCGCAGCCGCCGCGGTCGTGTGGTTCTTCAGGAGCCGATGGGCGCCGAAGCTGCCGATGCGCAGAGTGCGATGGTCGAACGTCGTGTCGCGCTTGCGCTTCACGCGCTCGAGATCGTAGAGGTTCGGCAGGTAGAGCACCTTGCTCTTGTACGTGTCCTGGAGGAACGACTGGAGCCGCGTCGTGTTCGAAGACACCGAGAGATTGAGCACGAGCTCTTGAAGGAAGAGCAGATCTCGAAGGTTCTTGATGGCCATCGGCTCCACCTGGAGGAAGCCGATCTGGCTGTGGCAGCGCACCACGAAGTGCACGCTCGGATAGTCGGAGGTGAGCTCCGACATCTGGTTCGCGTCGAGCCAGAGCGCCTGGAAGAGGGCGTGCGTGGGCTTGAGCTCCTCGAGCTTGCTCGCGACGTCATCGAAGCCGGAGACCGGCACGACGTCGCAGCGAATGCCGTTCTTGCGAAGCACCTTCGCAGTCTGAAGCGCGTTCACGCCCAGACCACGGTGGCAGCGATACCCGCCGCCAGTGTTCTCGTCGTACTCGTCGTAGCCACCACCTTCACCGTACTCCTTGAAGTCGCGGTAGAAGATGACGGCGTATGCCTTGTGTTTGTCCGGATGATGGTAGTGCATGTGATCCTTGTAGTTGGCGGGCAGGCCAAGATAGCTGAACTCGCTTAGGTCTGCCCATCCCTCTCTTCTCGAATGACCTCTTTGTCGAGACGGCGACGAGCTCGCGAAAGTCGATGCTTGGCTCCTCGCCTGGCATGCATCATGCGTCGCTTGTCGAAGCTGATGCCGTGGTTCAGGGACGCCCACAAGCAGAACGCACCGAACCGACTCACCGCATGCTCGCTCTTCATGTCTTCTCCCTGATGGGGTACTGGACTCGGGCGATCTTCCACCGCTGATAAGAACCCCACTGCAAGACCCACGAAAGCGTCCTGCCGACAAGCCACCGTGTCGAGCGCGTCCCGTCAGTGACGAAACCGTCCTCGTTCACCTCGAAGCCAGCTACGACCTGGCCGTGAGTGGTTCGATAGAAAGCCATGATCCTCCAAAGGCAGAAGCCCAGGCCGCCGTAGACGACCTGGGCTTCTGTTGCCCGAAGAACGGGCTCGGTCAGTTGGCAGCGGGAGCCGGTGCAGCCTCGGCCTGTGCCGCGGGCGCCGGGGCACTGTTGGGCTTGAAGCCCTTCGGAGTCCCACTGGCGCTCTTCTTCGCGGCCGACGCCTTGCGCGTCTTGGACTTGGCCGACGCCTTCTTCGCGACCTTCTTCGGGGCGGCCTTGGCCTTCGCGACCTTCTTGGCCGTCTTCTTGGCGGCGCGCTTCGCGCTCTTCTTGGAACCGCCGGACTGCTTCGCGTAGTTGTCCAGAGCCTTGAGCCGGCTCTGTGCGATGTTCAGGATCTTCGCGAGACCCTCTTCGGCGCTCACGTCGTGCCGCTTGGCATACGCCCTGATGAACTTCTCGTGCTCGCCGGAAACCTTCATGCTTGCCATGACGTTGTTCGATCCTTTCGTAGTGCGATCTCTACTTGATACGCCTTCTAAGACCTACGTCAAGAGGAAAAGTGATTCGTCCTAGATCTCAGCTTCCAACCGGATGCAATCGGTCACGGAGATGCTCCCACCCTGCGGAAGGACGAAGCTGTCTCCGCCATGGTCATACTCGGTCATCTCGAGCTGCTTCCAGAAGGGCATCGCTATGTTGTCGATCACATTCTTCTTCCACCAGACGAGTAGCGCCTGTCTCTCACGATGGCCTGCATCGAGTGCCTTGATCACGTTCTTCCCTCCCTAGCTCTCTGTTGCCGCAAGAGCCACTCGTACGCCGTCTCGGTGCCTGTAGAGAACCCGAGGTCGTCGAACTCCCCAGGGCTCAACTCATGGTGGTGGAATTGGATCTCGAGACCAGTCACATACTTCGCGTTCTGGATGGCTTTCTTTGCCATGGTCACTGTCATCACAATGGACGTGGCAGTTATGAGCTGACCAACCAGTGTCTGAACGTCTCTCGTGATCTCCTTCTCCACGAGCTCCATGGCCTCTCTGTACGCCGGTAGTGGTGGCCTCGGCTTGCCCACGAACATCATCGACCCACGCACCTTGTCGATGAAGAGATGGAGCTCTTGGTCCTTTGCCCCCACGGCATCTTCGCCAGCAACGAGGCCCTTCTTCCTGGCTCGCAGAAAGGCTTCCACGAGCTCGGGGATGAGGCCTCGGAGAGCGAAGATCAAGCCGCTCGCGTAAGCAGGACCGTCATCCCCGTACCGTGCGATGACTGTATCGATCGCACCCTTTCGCGCGCAGGCGTAGAGGTCATGGTTGTTGTAGTGACCAAGGAAGGTGCAAGCATCACAGTCGTGGATGAACTTCGGTTTCTCTGTCTCCTCCGTCATGTGACTTACGCCTTCCTGGGAGGCTTGCGGCTAAGAGCCGCCTTAGGATCTTGAAGAACCGCAGGCGTCTTCACCTCCCGACCTCGAGGCACTGCGCTCGCATCGATAGGCTTGACGCGTTCCCAGGTCTCCTGGACGAAGTGTCTCTGCTTCTCGGTGAGCTGATGCTGGTCCCCGAGCTTCAGCGTGCCGAGCATCTCCGGGTAGGCCTTCTTCTCCCACGGGTTGAGCTCTGGAGCATGTCCAGGATGGAGGACCTTCTCGAGGAGAGCGATGTCCTCGTCTCGCTGGTTCATAGTTCTTTCTTCACGATGACGTTGAGGATCTTGTTGATGGCCACGATCTTACCTTCGTGGGCCTTCAGATGGCCGCCCTCGATCTTCTCCCTGGCGTTCCTCTCGGCATCTGCGTAGATGTCCTCGAGCTTCCAGTCGTTACCATATGGGCCGACGTCGACCTCCAGACAGACCTGGACTCGAGCTACGGCGTGATACAGAGAGCTTGCCATCCTTCTTCTCCTTCGGGCCTGTGTAGAGCCACCCCGCGGTCTTGGTGATCTCTCGCCCGCACGTAGGGCACTTCTTGGCCTTGATGTGCTTCGCAATACCTCGTCGAGCAAGGCGACGCATCACGTTCGGCATGTCCATGCCGTTCACGCCTGCCCATGCACCAATCTCGAAGGTATCCATGGGTAGGATCTGACACCTCCTCTGAAGTACGAGAATGACGCTCCGATCGTGATCTTTTCGACGTTCGGCCTGCCACTCGGCGCCGTAGAGCTTATCCTGTGAAGTGGTCATGATTCTCCAGATCGACGAAGAAGTCGGTGACGAAGAACATCTCCGGCTTCCACTCACCGAAGCGCTGAGCGCACATCAGCATCTGCGGTTTATGGTGCTTGTCGGCCCACTCGACGAAGTCCATCACCAGGCGCACGTCTCTGACCTTGTGCATGGCCTTTAGGAAGGTCTTGTCCTCCTCCTGCCCGTGCTCCTCGATGTAGAACTCGTAGAGCCGATGGAAGGGAAGCTCGTCGCTCTTCTTCAGCTCCATGTACATCTTCTGGAGCCTCGAGCGCATCTTGGGCTCACTCGGGTTCTCCTTCGAGCTCCTCAAGACCTCGCGCATGTAGATGATCCCAGCCTCCAGGAGGGGCCCGTGTTTGGAGGGGTCGGAGAGGGCCTTCTGAAGCGACCCATCGATCTTCTCTTCGTAGCTGTCGATCACATCTTGAACCTTCATGCGAACCTCACCATGCGTTCTCCCCAGGCACGCAAGACCTTGTCTTGAGACCATCGCTGCATCTCGACGATCTTACAAGACCTGTAGCTGACGTCGTACTCCCCGTAGTAGTCCTTCGAGTAGTGCGGCATCTTGAATCGCACCTTGAATGGCTGACCGGGTGCGATTCCTTCTTGAAGAAGGAAGGTCTCCTCAGTCGTCGAGTAGTTGATGTCGAGTAGGCTGTTCCACCCATCCATCTCGGTCTCGTACTCGAGCCAAGACGGGAACGGTCCGACCGAGACGTAGGAGACCACGCAGGCCCCGAAGGGTGAGTGCTCCTCCTCCCGCTTGAGGGTCCACTTCGGAGCGAGGATGCCCAAGCGCTCGCTGTTGATGGCCATGATGTGGAGATCTTGGAATGGCTGAGCGACAAGCCAGAGCTCGACGACCCTCCCGCCATCTCGAACGACGTTGGGCGTCACTTCTTCTTACCCTTCTTCCTGAGCGAAGCGACCGCCGCCCGCAGTAGCGTCTTGTCTCGTTCCTCCTGCGCCAAGATCTCGTCCATGAGGTCGTGGTCGACGAGCTCCTCGAGCTTGGCGGTGATGACCTGCGTCAGCACCTTGGGAGGCAGAGCATCCACCTCCCAGGAGTGATTGCCGTGCTCGGCGATGTACGCATCAGCCCGAGGATCGGAGATCTTTGCAGGGTTGGGTGGTGGCTTGAACTTCTTCACCTGCGGCATCGTTATGGCGATCTTGTCCACCTCGAGTGGTGCCCCAAAGAGCTCGAGTCGCTCCTGGACATCACGGACCATGTCCTCGCCCGAAGGGTCGTGGTCACCGAGATAGAGAAGATGGAGGCTCCGATGCTCACCGTCCTTGTCTTTGACGTTGGAGATGTACCGGTTGGCGCTCTCGTACATGGCCGACGCGCTGCTGTACCCTTTGTTGACCATGAGGGTGATGTGGTATCTGCGCGCGATGGGCGCGAGGACACCCGCAAGAGCCTCCTTCTCGACCCAGAGCTCGACGTAGTTGGGCTGGTCGGCCCAGCGCGGAAGGCGGTAGCTACCCAGGGCAGCATCGACAAGCTGGTCGAGGTCGTCGAAGTCTTGGGGGACGCGCGGGCGACGCGCGCGGTCTTCGATAGCGTCCCAGTCCATGAGACCTGCCATGCGGGCGTCGGTGACCAGACGAGAGAGGTTCTGGTAAGACCTCTCGCTGTTCGGAAAGAGGTTCTGGACGACGCACTGGTAGTAGAGCTGACGCAGTGTGAGCGTTAGCCCTTGCTTCTGATAGTCCTCGATGACGTGATTGAGTTCGCCGATCAACTTCAAGGAGTGCGTCCTGAAGTTCGTGTCGCGGAACCACTCCTTCATGGGATGCTCCAGTTCTGGGGGGTAGGAATGCTATCCTTCGGGGCATGTACATCCTCATCGTCGAAGATGACGAGTCCGTCCGAAAGGGCTTGCAGGCGGCTCTCGTGCGCAAGGGCCACACGGTCGCTTACGCCGACAATGGGGAAGCGGCGATCAGGCAGATGCATAAGGAAGCGATCGACCTTGTCCTTCTGGATATGATGCTGGGAGAGGGGAGGATGAGCGGCTGGGATGTACTCCTCCACAGGATGGAAGATCCCGACCTAGCTCACATCCCCATCATCATCGTGAGTGGCCTCTCCTCGAGCACGATTCACGAGAGGGCTGAGAGAGCGAGGACCAGCGTCCTAGAAGGCATCATCATCACCATGGGAAAGCCGGTAGACCTCGATCTCCTCTTCAAGGCCATCAAGGAGATCGAGGACCGGAAGAAGGCCTCTTCAGCGCCTTGAGCGATTCTGGCTGGATGCGCCACCAACCATGTGACCTCGGGACGAGGTGCGCCTTCGGGTGCGTCTTGGTGTAGCCGGCCAGCTCCATGGTTCCGTCGGCGTGGTAGAGACAGACCGACCCGAACTGCTTGACCACGATGATCTGCCTGTCTCTGTAGAGCACAGGCCACCGCCCCAGATTGACCCAGGTGCGGTACGTCTTCTTGGTGTAGCGGACCACGCCGTTCTTCATGAACGTCCGAGGCACGCAGGCTTCGACCTCAATGACTACGTGACTCATGAAGTCACCAGCAGATCTTGGTACCACTCCCGGCGATCGACTCTGTTGATGAATTCGCGATGCGCCTCACTGAGATCGACGGTTCCGATATCGGAAGAGGCGTGGTAGGCCACCCATGACGTTCCGATGTAGATGTCCTCCTTGGTCAGATTCTCGTCCTTGAGCTTGAGCATCAAGTAATCGTGCAGCGGGCAGTCCCAACCACTGCATCCTCTTGACTTGATGCCTGCCGCTCGAAGGGCATCTGCGATCTTGTCCGGTGTGTTACCCAGACTATCGAGAGCCTCAATGATCTTCTTCCTCAATCCTACGCTCATGTTCTCCTCCTCAGGCCCCGCACGATGCGGGACACAGAGCTACGATGAAGACCTTCATCCTTTGCGATCTTCGAGAACGACTCCCCACCCGCGGCGCGAAGCCGGATGCGCTGAATGCGCTCCCTGTTCGGTCGCCACGTCCTGCCTCCACGGGGGGCCGTCCCGTGGAGGCGCTTGTCCGCTTCGTTCTCCTCCGGCAGCTTCCACTCGAGGTTGTCGAGTCGGTTGTTCTTCTTGTCGTTGCGGCAGTGGGCTCCATGATGCCTGGGCGACGGCCTTGGTCCACACCAAGCCATCAGCATCAGGACATGGACGAGCCCTTTGACTCGCCGGCCGTCATCGCGCACGAGGTTGACCCTGAGGTACCCGCCGTCGTTCGGGCCGGGCTTCAAGATCTTCCTCGTGGCGATGTTGCGGATGCGGCCGAGGCGGCTGGCTTCGTACAAGCTGAAGTTAGGGATCTTGGACCAGTGGGTTGAGCTCATTGAGTTGCTCTTCGGTCAGAATGATCTGCAAGCCGAAGCGATGGTGCTTCTTGCAAGCCACGAGGAGTTTGCCCCCTGCATTGCCGACGGAGAGATGACATCCGCACTCGAGCATGAAGTAACCAGGGCTGACGGTGACCTCGATCTCATTGAAGATGCTCTCCACATCAGCCCGTGCCGTCGCGTAGGCCAGCGCCCGAACCTCGGCATCGCGCCGCACCAGAGGGTCTGGATGGAGTGCGAACGTTCGCAGGGCGTTCTCCATGCGACCCTCGAGGCGGGCGAGGAGGCGCTCTAGGGGCGTCATGTTTCCTTCCCCCTGAAGATGCCTGCGGGGTTGTCCTCGTTGTCCTCGAGATAGAACGGGCTGCGGTCTCGATCTCTCGGGAACTCACCCAGCTTCTTGGCGCGATCGTAGAGCACGGTCGCCACCGCAGTGGCCAGGTTCAGGCAGTGCCTCGTAGGGATGATGAGGAAACGATGGCACTGAGCGAGGATGGATTGGCTGATGCTGCCGTCCTCCGGACCGAAGACGTAGACGCCGTTGGGTGGATGCTCGAAGTCGTCGAGCCTCTCGGAGTTGTCGCGCACCTCGACAGCCACCGGCGTCCCGACGTGGCTGAGTCCGTAGAACTGTTCGAAGGGCCGATCGTAGTTGAGTATCTCCACGTCCTTGTAGCCCTTCATGCGCTCTTCGCGAGGCAGGCGCTTCTTGGCTTCGAGCTCGAGCTGGACTCGGTCACCGGTGTACCAGACCTGCTTGAAGCCGTAGCAGCTCGCCAGGCGCACGGTCATGCCGACGTTGTGAGGGTACTTCGGGTCGATGAGGATGATGGAAGGCGGTAGGCCCTTGGGAGCAGCGCTCTTGCTCACGATCTTGGAGTAGGCGTTCACAGGTAGAACTCCAACTTGGTATCGGCGAAGTGATCGAACCCTTGTCGGAAGTACTGTCGGTAGAAGTCCTTGAAGGGGGAGTCGTCGAAGAGCCGGCGCTGCGTCGTGAAGTACGCCTGTGTGCCTTCCTCTCTGGGCTTGAGGATCCCATACACATGGATCGCAAAGAAGACCCAGACCATACGCTCCGGCTCCACCGAGCTAGGTGCCTTGAGCACCAGCCGGAGACAGTCATTCGACGTGCGGACCCCGGTCTCCTCCTCGAGCTCGCGCACCGCAGCCGACCAAGGACCCTCGGTTGGTCCAGCCTTGCCGCCAGGCAGCGCGATGCCGCCGTACTTGCGGTTCGTCGAAACGAGCACCAGCGGACCCTGCTTCACCAGGACCACGCCAGCGCTGTGAATGAGCTCCTTGTTCTCTTGATCTGTGAGGGCCATGGCCTACTCCTTCGTCGACTTCTTGTTCCCGCGCAGGGTCTTCTCTTGCTTGTAGACGCGCCGGCCCTTGTCCGTGAAGGAGACCCAGAAGCAGATGACCCTCTCCACGCCGTGCCGGCTCATCTGCCTGTCGATCTTGACCAAGCCTTTCTTCTCGAGCTGCTTGGCGTAGTACAGCCCGATGTAGTGGCTCTTCTTCAGCGCCATGAGCTCGAGGCACCGGAACTGCTTGTCGGTGACCTTGTCGACGTAGTGCCTGGCGTCCAGGCGGAGCCCAGAAGACTCGGAGATCTCCTGAGCTGGTACGATTCGGATCTTCACTTGGTCTCCTTCTTGTCGAACTTCGACCAGTCCTCGGGCTTGAACCCTCCCCTGCTCATCCAGCCGTCGAGGGCCTCGAAGTGCTCGAGGGCGGTGCTTGCTGCTACCTCTGCTTCGCAGAGTGTGGCCCGTCCGTCTGTGATGGCACGGAAGTGGGCGATGGCCATGCGGATCTGGTGCAGAGCTTCGTCGGGGTCCATCAGTACCTCGTGGTATGTTGAGTCATGACCATTCTTCCCGTGGTCAAGACGGCTGTTCTCTTCGTCCTCTGGCATCTGCCACCTGCGACGCCGTTCGAGCCCACTCTTCCTTCTTGGTGGAATGGAGGCCGGGTGTACACAGCGCCGGACCTGCACGTGGGTGTCAGGCCGGCGCTGGACTGGGGCAACGGCGTAGGGTTCACCGTGCAAGTGACGGTGAGGACGCCCTGGTAGTGTCTTTCCCCCGCAGAGACTTCAGCACCGTGATGATGACCCGTGCTGAGCCGACGCCTCTCGAAGCGAGGGTCTTGTCCGAGTCGAGTATGTCTTTGCTCGTGCTGTTGAAGATCGCCAGCTCCGCCTTCTCGACCTCCTCCCAGGCGCTGATGGCGTGCTCGAGCTGATGCTCGCCACGATGGATGGCCATCGTGACTTCGATGTTGAGCTTCTGTGACTCGGTAGGCATCGCTGTCACGTCGCGGGCTTCGGCAAGATGGTGAGCTCGAGGTTCTGACGAGACTCCTTGTTGTTTCTGAGCTCCTCGTACTCGTCGGAGGTGATCATGATGTCGAAGGGCGGAGCACCCCAGTCGGCGACAGCCACCTGCGCTCGGTAGATCGTCTCCTTGAGGAGGCCATTCTCGGTGGCGGTGAGATCGAGCAAGACGAGCTTCCTGGTGATGACCATAGTCTTCTCCTTCTTCAGTTCCTTGAGGTCTTGTTGGATGTAGAGCAACTGCATGCCCACGAGGGCGATGCCACGGGCCGCGTCGAGACCTGGCTTGATGGCCTCGTGGATGAGAGCGTGGACGGCCTTGTCTCGGTGGTCTTGGATGCGCTCGAGCGTGCCTAAGCCTTTGACGTGCTCGACCAGATCTTCTCCAGAGATTCGAAGTCCGGTCTCTCGAGATGGTTGATGTGCATGAACCGATTGCGCTGGATGTTGTCTGGCCACATCACGACGTCGAGCCATGAGTCTTCGTTCCTGGAGTCACGCCGTAGCGGACGGATGCAGTGCTTCTTGTGGGTGAGCGAGTAGTAGGCGACGTCGATGTCACCATTGTGTTTGTGGGTCTCGGCCGTGAAGAGGACGAGGTAGCGGCCACCCTTGTAGTGTATGTAGAGGCCCGGAACGAGATCGATCATCGGAGCACCTCGATGATCGATGCCGTGAGGAGCATCGCGAAGGCGAACAGAATGAAAGACTTGTTCATCGAAACATCTCCTTGTCACCAGACCATTCCATCTTCGTGTCCGCATGGAAGATGCGGTAGTAGTCGATCTCGCTGAAGCGGATCTTCTTCGTGCCGCCGGAGGTCTCCTCCCACCACGCACGGAGGGTATCTTCGGCGGTCCCGTTCACTGCCTTCGGATGGGTGTACTCGCAGTCGGTCCAGACGCCGTCCATGCCATCCCAGATGCGCAGCGTGAAGCGAGCTCCTGGAACGTCGAAGCCGAGGTCTTGGCCCATCACCTCTCTGTACTTCGCCATCAGCTCTTCGAGCGTGAGGTCAGTCATCCTCCTTCTCCTCTTCCGGATCTCCCTCCATCCTTGTACCACCCTGGGCGGTGGTAGCCCTTCTCGAGATGGAGCTCCTCGTTTGCGTTGTAGGAGATGACAAGCACCAGAACGGCGCAGCAGCACCCGGTGACGACAATCCCTATGAGGGTTCCGATGATGGCTGTTGCGATGAGCGCAGCGGCCGAGATGGTGAGCGCGATGAGTAGCTTGGTCATCAGTTGCCTTTCATTCCGCGGATGAAGCGGAGGTAGCCTTCCGTATGTGAGTGAGACACACGAATCGGGCACTCTGGGATCGGGCACTTGCTTGGGTGCTCTGGTTCCTTGGTGAGTCCCTCGAGGAGCTCGTCGACCTCCTTCTTGATCTCTGGGTCGACCCAAAGCTCCCTCTTGAGCACGCCCGGATCGAACTTGTGGTTGTGGAAGGCGACGTTGTGCTTCATCACGTGGCGCCAGTGGAGCTCTTTGAAGACCCACCCCAGACCTACGCCAACGACGAGCACGAAGAGACAGAGCAAGCCGATGTCGAAGGGAGACATCAGAGCTCCTCCGGCCTCTCGGTCGAGATGGTGATGTAGAGCGTCTCCCCGATCTTGAGCTCGTCCGACACGAGCGTCTTGAGCGTGAGAGCCATGGTGAGCTCTACCCTTTGTGAGTCAGGACCTCTATGCCCCTCCACCACCCTCGCGCCAAAGGCCCCGAGACGGATAGAGGTATCGCTACTCTTCCTGTTGATCTCCTCTGCTACCCCATGCGCAACGATCTTCATGGTCACCTCCTCAGGTTAGAAAAAAGAGATCGACGCGTTTGCCCTTGTAACGCCAGACCTCTACATGCTTCTTATCCCGCGAACCATGGTCCACTAGCCACCGCGCCTGGACCTCCTCCTTGGGCATGAGGCAGACCAGACCCGCAGATCGCAGGCTGTTACGCGCGGCGACGAGGTTCGCCCTCTCGGTCGTTGTTGGGAAGATGATGAGGTCCAGATCTTTACTGCTCTTGCCCTTCTTCAGGACGCCACCCGCGAGGGCTATCTCATACCCAGCGAGCTGCATCTTGAGAGACAGCTCACGGATGAAGATGATGGCCTCCTCGCGGGTCCACATGGTCTTCGCCATCAGTTCACGTCCACCGTGACTTGGGCGGCGTACTTGGCGAAGTAGATGTCGAGGTCTGGGAGCTCCCAACGGTAGCCGTGCATCAGCATCTGGGACCAGGCGAAGCTCTTCGTCCAGCCGTACATGCGCATGCCGAGCAGGGCTCGAATGAGACCCGTGCGGTCACGCGCGTGCACACAGCCGAAGACCACGACTTTCCCCTCCCTGTTCGCCGCCACGATGCTGTCGATGATGAGGTGGACGTCCTCGACCTTGGGCATCGTGAGCACCGTCAGAGGCTTGTCCTCCTCGGGTGGCAGCGGCACCTTCAAGAGCTGCCAGCCGAACCCGTTCGTGTAGAGTTCGTCGTTGCCCTCGACGTCGTCGTGGAGCTGCACGAAGAGCACCTGCTTGCTGTCGTGCTGCACGATCTGCCGAAGCCACAGCCAGGCCGTCGTATCGGGAGGATGCGCCACCGTCCAGATGTCGGGCCCGAACCACGTGAGGTTGGTCAGGCCGTTGACGGTCGTGTCGACGAAGCCGGGACGCACACAGCCCAACAGCATCGCAACGGAGGCCAGGAACGAACCGAGACGTCTAGCGAGCTTCACTTGATCACCTCCTCCGGAATCGTGATACGGGTGTTCGTCGTCCACACGCGTTCCGAGCGCTTCTTCATGTCGAGCCCCAAGATCTTCAGGGCATCGCGCGTGAGATTGGACGTGTAGCCGTCATCAGGGACAGGCTCCCAGTCCTCCTGGTCGTTCTTTATGGCCGCCTTGGCGTGGTCGAGACAGAGCCGTGGGTACCCCAGACCGAAGCCTGAGGTGTACTTGCCGTGCGTGGCCAGGGCGAAGGCGCACATGAGGCACGGCTCTCGGCTGATGAGCATGCGCAGACAGAGGCGAGCGAGCGTGGGATTCATCAGACGGCTCCTTCTACTTCGTCCTTCTCGGTGATGTCCGCCCTGCACGCCGCGGAGATGAGCGCCTTCTTCGACCACGTCTCCTCACCGCCGTAGGTCGCGAGGCAGTCAGGGCAGTAGTAGTATATCTCGGTGGAGCCGACGTAGCGCTTCACCACTCTATGAGAGTGCATGCAGATCTCCGCTCTCATGGCTTAGGGAACTCCTTATTGATGCGCTCGAGCTCTTTGCCAGCCAGGTAACGGTTCGTGAGCTTGCAGATCATGAAGTAGATGATGATGCCGCACACGTAGAGAGACCCCACACGCAGGTCCGGCATGAAGAACATGAAGATGCTCCCGCCTAGTACGAGGAGGGCCATGCTGAGCCCAAGTATGGATTCGCGTTTGGCGATGCGAGTTTGCCCCTCCGCGAAAGCCTTGTCGCGAGCGATGTATCTCTTGGTCTTCTCTGCGAACTTCGCTCCCTCCGCAGCCCAGTCTGTTCGATCATCCATCTCCCAGCCCTCTCTCCAGGCCTTCTGCGAAGGCACATTGCTCTGTCGCCCAAGCAAGTAGCTTGGCCGCCTCGATGTAGCTCTTGTGCTTGATGTGGTAGCGCAGAGAACGAAGATGCTCCTGCTCACGCCGCCGCGCAGCCCTGATGAGGCTCTTGATGTCCTGCTCACGGGTCAACGGTCTGCGCTCTCGTTCTCTTGACACTTGGGGCATGTGACCTTGCTCCTGTCGAACGTGTAGAGCCTCTCGTCGTCGGACTCGTAGACGCCCTCGACATCTGTGAGGCCGGACTTCGGCCCCCACTTCGGCTCGGTGTAGCTTCCATCGCAGTAGATCTGGATGGACCTGTTGTCACTGTAGTTCGAGAGATGGATGAGCCGAATGGCTCGATCTCGCCCTTCGCGGTACGGGTCACCCATCTCGCTCCAGCTCCTTCACGACGTTCTCGATCTCCTCCGCTGCGAAGAACATGGCGCGGGCCTTGAGATCTTCGATACGTCCCAAGAGGCTCGGAATGTTCTTCTTCTCGAACTGGTAGAGCACCTCAGATTCCGACGCGGAGTAGCCGACGATGTGGTCCAGGTTGCCGGCCAACTCCTCCTTTGGAGTCTGGAAGGCCAGGCAAGGGCCTCTGCCGCCCCACGGCCCGTGGTAGCGCAAGATGTGCCCTCCCCGAAGCATGTAGATCTTGCCCACCTTCAGCTTGCCCACGAGCTCGAGAAGGGCAGGGTCGTATGCGTAGCGCAGTCTGCTGGGCAGCCAGCGAACGTCTACCTCGGGCCCCACCTTCCGCGGGTCGTAGCTCTCTGCTCCAGGCTTGCAGTTGTTGTAGTCGGTCAGGCCGAGCACCAGGCCCTCGCAGTTGCCGAACTCCTTGAGGTGCCCGAGAGAGCACTTCATGCAGGACTCGTCATTGTCCTCGAGGAGATCCCCTTGATGCTTGCCTGGCACGCAGCCTCCTCGAAGCTGGGTCTTGAGCGCTTCGCTCATCCTCACGCGGTCGCCGATCTCCAGCTTCATTCTCATGGCTTCTTCCCGTAGGTCTTCCTGTAGCGCTTCTTGCACTCCGCGCAGTTGTCTTCGCTCTCGTGCCCGTTGTCCTCGAGCGCATCCCCGAAGAAGGCCATCTTGCCGCAGAGCGACCGCGTGTCGAAGAAGTAATGCGCCTTCCTCGAGTTCACCGGCCACGCCCAACCCTTCTTGATGGTCTTGGGCTTGAACTCCTGCTTGCTCGGCTGGACTGCGAAGGCCTCGGCCGTGCGTTGATTGTCGAACAACACGATCGCCTTGGCCACCTCGGCGCCGGCCGCATGCCAGGCGAACTGCTCCATCTCACTCGCCTCTTCCCACGACTTGATGGGTTGCAGGCAGCCTATGCGCCGATTGCAGGCATCGTAGTACGCATCGTGGGCGATCTTGCCGTAGTTCGGTGCGTCAGCCATCTACCACCTCCGGATTCTCCAACCACACCTCGAGGCCTGGCGCATCAAGAGGGAGCAGCGTCTCCACACCATGCACCCACACCTTGACGCACGGGAGGTAGTAGTTGACTGGGTACACATGCCCCATGTCGTTGACGGTCGTGTGGTGATGCCTGTTCTTCACCTCGAGCTCGATGTTGACGTTGTCTGGGAAGCGCACCATCACCTTGTCGCCGTCCTTGAAGCTGATGCCGCGCCTCGCATCAGCCATGCCTTTGGATGTCAGAGGCTTCGGAGAGAGGTACTCACGACCCCAATCATTGCCCCTCTTGAGCTGTACGAACTCACCCATGACTTGTGATCTCCAACACGAGGTTCCGTACCTGCTGAATGAACCCCTCTTCGTGCTCGTCCATCTCCATCCCCGTCTCGAGCTCTGTCTTGATGGTGCCGTACAGATTGTCGAGACGGTTGGCGCACTGGGAAAGCATGTCGAGCATCCTCTTGCCATCCTCTCTGCGTCTCTTCAGCTCGATCCCACGGGCAGTCAGGAGATTGCCCATCTCCTTGATCATCACACGGACCTTCTTGTAGCCGTTGTCCGACCGCTGCCTGAATTCCTTCTTCCAACGGTGGTGGCCCTTGCACGCCCGGTCGTACTCCTCCTTCATCTTCTTGAGGGCGTCATCGCGCTTCATGAGCTCGTAGCGAACGACGATGCGTAACTCCTCGGGCGAGGAGCTGTTCTCACCTTCCAAGAACATGTTGAGCAAGACCTCAGGGTCCATCGATCTCCTCCTCATTCTACTGTGACGGTGACTGGCAGGACTCTCTGCATCTTGAGGGCGAAGCTGGTTCCGGCATTCGTCCCACTGATTATGCAGATCTCCTTGACGCGCGGGAAGTGTGCCAGGGCACTACGCCACATCTTCTCGCCCAATCCACACCGGCGGTAGGGCCCAAGCACCCAAGTGCCTGCTGCCTGAAGATACTTCCAGCGAGATCCGCTCAGGTGGAAGCGGAAGAAGCCCACGAGCTCCTGCGCGGTGGCCACAATGACGTGCGATGGTGGATCGACACCGTCCAGTCCCATGTCATAGAACCACTTGATGGCCGCGTCAGGTACTCGAGGGTCGTGTTCGAGCTCGTAGTGGTTGTCGGCGTTCTGGTTGATGAGGTAGTGGGATTCGTAGCAGTGGAGAGAGACGCGCGGGTGGACGAGCACCCGCGCAGCCGCACCGTCGTACATCATGAGAACGTCTCCTTGGGTGCGTAGGCAGTCTGACCTCCGACACCCCTCCAGGGCTCGATGCTGAGGATGCGCCCGAAGGCATTCTTCACGGCCCAGCGGTTGCAGCGCCGACCGTGGATGAAGAGCGACCACACGGGCCCGTTGGGCAACGAGACCCGATGGAAGCGCGTGGCGCGGATGATGTTGAAGAGCCGGCGAGGCTTGGGCTCCTCCCCGAAGCGTTCCTCGAGGTAGGAGCCCAAGATGAAGCTCACGCCGTTCCACGGATGCGAGTGGTAGATGCCTCGCTCTTCGTCATGGTGCATCCGGTGTAAGAACACACCGAAGCCGAGGAACTGGAACAGATAGTATCGATCTAGGTTGTCACGTCTTGATATCTTCACCTTTCACCTTCCTGTAGATCGAGAAAAGCTTCTGGCAGCGGAAGCACCCATCGCCAGGTGTGTGACACTGGATGCTCTGCCCCGTGTGCTTGTAGTCGTCCCTATCGAGACGGGGATCCGCCTCCGGTCTCTTCCCCATCTTGTACTGGACGTGGCGCAAGATGGGGTAGACGCCTTCGGGGAGCTCGAGGCGTGTGAGGCCGTGGAAGTCCGGGAACTCGGAGCTCTCTGATTGCACGATGAGCTCTTGGTACTCGAAGACCTTGATGTCGATGGTGCGGATCTTGTTGGCGTCATGCCCTACGCCCACGACCTCCCCGTAGAACGCGGCGGAGCAGGATGCGAAGAGCTTGTCGCCCACTTCGGGTAGCAAGATCATGTCTTGTTCCAGTCGCTGAAGCTGTTGTCGGGACTGCCACCGCCACCCCCGCCACCTGTTGCGACGTAACTACCCACGGTACCCTGCATCAGTCGGTGTCCTGGCTTCACGCAGTTGTGGACGCGGCAGATGCTGCACGACCTTGGGGCGAAGTTGATGCCGCGGCCCGAGTTGCATGGGCAGCCGTCATCGAAGAAGAGGTTCTCCAAGAGCAGGGGCTTGCTACAGCCATTGCACTTGCGTGGGATGTTCGGATTGAGGGGGCGAACCTCACCATCATCAACGATGCCCTCCGGAAGGTAGACGTATCCGAGACGGTCATCGTCCACCCAGAGACGCCCTTCTGCACGAGCCGTGGTGATGATCTCAGTCGAGAGTCTCGCACTCGAGACGATGCGTCCACCCTTGCGCAGTCTGGTGATGAACACGGTGAGCGTGTTCAACTTCATGACCGTGGTGTCGAGCTTGGTCTTCAGGGCTCCGACCTGGTCATGGATGTGCCCTGAGCCGCAGATGCAGGGCTTCTCCTTGTTCTTCTCGGGATGGCCATCGCAGAAGGAGCATGCGAGTTGGTTGGTGACCTCGTCGGCCTCCTTGAGGCGACGCTTGATCATCGAGGGGATGTCGTCACCTTCTTCGGGCATGCCCAGAATGCCGCAGATCTCCAGCAGCATCCCCGCCTGCTCTCCCGCCACCTGCGCGTTCTCTCGTGCCGATGCCACCTCCCCCACCCAGTCGAAGGCCTGAAGCACCTTGACCTTCGCACTGTTGATGACGGCCTTGAGGCGACTGCGCTTGACGTTGCTGAATCGGTTGCTCACGACTACCTCTTCACCGAAGCGAGGGCCTGCTGCGCCCAGTTCTCGGCCTGCTGTTCGATCATGGTCTTGTACTTCGTCTTCAGAATCTCCTTCGCCCGCTCTGTGACGATCTCCTTGAGGATGTTGGCGAGCGTGTAGGACTCGACCTTGAAGTCGAGGATGGCCTTCTCGATGCCCTCCACGATGCACTCGTCGATGAACTCCTTCGGGAGTGCCTCCGTAATCTTCTCGGCCACGAGCTGCGAAAGCTCCTCACGGTTCATCTTCTTAGGCATGGTGTCTCCTGTAGAACGGATTGAAGATCATGTAGTAGACGAGGGTCATGACGAACATCGCCGTGACCAGTCCGACGGGTTTGTTCATGTGTGGTCCTCGATGAAGTCCGGACCGAGGATGCAGGACTTGCACTCGAGCTTCTTCACGTGATCGAGTGCATCTTCGTAGGTGGCGAACTCGTGGTAGCGGAGGCCGTAGTCCTCTGTAACTTCCACCACGAGATACGGCTTGATGCGATGTATCCGATAGCTCATGCTCATCTCCACGAGATGGGATTGAAGAGGATGTAGTAGACGAAGATCGCCAGGAACCCCACGATGGTCCATGCGACGATCTTGTTCAGGTCGGGAGGCTCTGGTCCCCAGTCGCCTTGGTTGAAGGTCGACATCACTCGGGAACCTTCCAACCCATGGCGGCTTCATGCTGTCGCACCACGCTCAGCATCTCCACAAGCTCTTCGCGCGAGTAGGCGTCTGGGTCACGGGTATCTCGGCACACGGTGGTGTACTCGAGAGGCCCTCGCATGAACGTGACCCATCGGCGGTTGCCGCAGATGCCTGTAGAGACGGGTGTCTGCTTCGGCCGTATCTTCTCAGCCAGCCATTCACGGAATTGGGAGATCATGTCTTCTCCTTCGGCTCTCCGAGCTCGTCGACCTGGAGCATCTCGATGGCTGCCTTGTAGTCGCCATGACGAACAGCGCCGAGAGCGAGCGTGATGTTCTCCCGGCACTCCTTCAGCTTCCGACCCAGAGCCCAGGCGCGGCGCATGAGGGAGTTCGGAGCTCCCACGGGGATAGGAGAAGCCGTCTCGACTTCGTCGAGAAGAGCGGCCCCCGTGGTGACCATGATGCCCTCAGAGGTGGTGGGGTTGAACCCCTTGTTGAGCAGACATGTCTCCAGATCGATGGAGAAGTCTGGGTCGACCGTCCGGTGGGACTCGGCGTACTCCCAGAGAAGCGGCTGGGCCTTGGGGTCCGAACACTTCAGGGGGACGAAGCCTCGAGGCGTGCTGGGGTACTTGTCGCTCTGAAACTCACCGCCGATGATGTGGGGGTGAGCGGGGTCTTCGGGCACTGGCGGCGGAGCGGGTGTGATGCGACCACGCTCGAATGCTCTCTTGAAGTGGGTGTGCAGCAGCTCCCTAGCGGGGATGGTGGTATTACCGAAGTCGTGGAGGTATGCCCCCACCATGCGGGAGATCTCCGTGGCGTCGGTGTTCGTGATCTCCCACATGGTGACGACCCTCTCCTCACCGCACAGGCCACAGACGCTACCGCACGATCCATGTGGATGAACCGGAAGGCTTCCAGACGGCTTGCTGAGTAGAGAGAGGCACGTGCTTCCATCTTCGTGCATCGCCTCGACAACAGGCACCCAGTCTGCTGTATCTTCGTCATCGTCCCAGATGCAGACGTTCATCTCGGACGGGTACTTCTTCAACTCTTCGATCAACTGTCTGACGTTCATGTGACCTCCTTCAAGATTCCGACGATCATGGCCTTGGCTCGAACTTCGTAGGGAGGATAAAGCACCATCCGCACATGCCCAGACTTGCCGGGCGGGATGATGAACTGCGCGTACTCCCTCAACTGGGCAGATGTGAAGCGCTCGAGTCGATACAAGACGTCCTCGACTTCACAGGCAAGCAACCACTGTCGCTCTGCGGATAGCACCTTCTGCATGGCCAGAAGCCACGACTTTGCTTCGTCACGAGACATGGATCTCTCTCCACACCCAGAGCCACGTCCAGACCGAACGCCCACATGGGTCATTCGCTACGTACGTGATCTGATGCATCAGTCGCCACATGCTCTTCCCCCCCTAGCACTCTTGGACGAAGCTCTTATGCCCTAGATCTACGTCTTCTCCGAAGGGTTGTTGGTCTTGCCACACACAGAGCACTTGAGCTGTTCGGCCACGGCGACACCATCGAGCTTGCCCGCCATCGCGAGCACCTTGGTGTTGATGTTGTTCGCCTCCTCGAGGGCTCTCGCTCTGTACCCAGTCCATTGGAGGAAGGCGGAGAGCATGAGCCAATGCTCCTCCGGCCCCTTTACGAGCTTCACGCCCCACACCTGTTCTTTGCCGTGGCACTGATGGCAGTGAATGGGCTTCCTGGCTTCTCGATCTTCCAGGAGCTGACGAGCCCACGAGCCATCTAGCAGAGATGTGGCTAGATCTTTGGGCGACGGCGGGTAGGCGGTGTACCTGTAGGCATTGAGCCACTCGGCGATGTCCTGGATGGTCTTCGCCTGGGTCTTGCTGTGCGACTCGACGCCGAAGTCGGCAGCGCGTTCCTTCAGCTTCGTGTGCTCAACTTCCAGCTTCGTGAGGGCCTGCTTGGTCCTGTAGAGCTCATGGCAGTCGCATGCGCAGCCGGACATGGGAGAGAGGTCGCATCCACAATCGCAGCTCATTGGGTCTTCTCCGCCTGTTCCAGGAGATCGGCGAGCCTCTCGCGTGATCGGAAGATGTTGCCGAGGTACGCGCCCGCGTGTTTTGCTGCTTCGAGCTCGGACGCGCCCTGATGCAGGATGAGCGCCGCAGCCATTCCGTCTGCAACCTCGGCAGCCGTGAGGTTTCCCCAGTACTGCACCCACAGCTCCTTCAAGATCTTCTTGACCTCGGAAGTCATCTTACTTCCCCAGTTCTGGCATGGAGGTCATGCGCCCGGTCTCGGCGTCGTAGGAGTAGGTCTTGAAGCCCAGTGCCTCGAGTGCGGGCTTCACCTTGGTCTCCCAGCAGTCGAGGCAGCAGTCCATCTCCTCCACATCACGGGCATCGCACTCGGGATAGATGCTGCCTTCGCAACACCGAAGAATCACCTCTCTTTGATCGTACCCTCCTTGCCTCTCCTTGATGTCTGCACCGCAACCATCGCAGATGGCGCGGCCGATGTCTGTTCGAGGTTTGGGGATCGGGGTGGTGGTTTCTTTCCACTTCATCTCAGTCGAGCTCCTCGATGGTGATGCGTACGCGCTTGCCCTTCCAGCGTTCTACGGGGAAGAGGCCACCACAAGAGAAGTGGATGGGGCCTGACCTGAGGACCAGGTCGCAGATGGGGTCATCGACGAGTTCCATCGTCCCCTCGATGGTCTCTCGATCTCTCTTCCAGCCCTCCGGCAGAGCGCTTCGCTGAAGCCTGTGCATCAGATGCCGTGGCTTCAGCCCATGGCAGCGCCCGCAGTAGTTGGGCGTGAGGATCTCACCGAGAGCCTCCGCAGGCTTCTCCCCCTTGAACACGATCTTCACGCACTTCGAACAGAGCCAGACATGCGGCGATTCATCCATCTTCTTTCTCCTCCTCGAGACGTCTCTTCGCTCTCGCCTTGGCTTGGCTTCCCTGTCCAGCATGATGGGGAAGCCTATCGCCACACTGCTGATCAGCAGTACCACCGTGACCACCAGTGCTACGCCGATTCCATCCGGTGTCATGCTTTCTCCTTGGTCTTGAGAAGCTCCTCCCTGAGCTTCTCGTACTCCTCGAGCGTGAGCTTCCAGACGAACTGCCTGGGCGCGTAGAGCACGCGCCCGCAGTCCTTCCTGTTCTTGCTCAAGACCCTCACCCAGGCCCTGAGCTCCTCCCAACTCACCCCGCGCCCGAGGAGATGGCGTAGCAGAGCACCACGTTATTGCGCAGCACGTCGTTGTCGAACGGCTTCTTCACACGTTGCTCAGTCATCTTCAGCTCCTAACGGCCCAACCAGGGTAGAGATGCACCAGCGTGCTGTAGAGCGATGGCTCTCTGCTCTTCACCTCCTCCATGACCTCCCGCACTCCTTGCTCGTAGCCCTCGGTGAAGGCGGAGATCTCATCGACGAACTCCCCGACAGCCTCGAGTCGTCCCTTGGTCACACGTTGCTCGGCCATCGATAGCCCCTTTCTCGCACAATCTGCTTGAGCCGGCCTTTCCTCCAGCTCGAGCCAATCTGCTTCCTCGTCTTGCGATCATAGGCATACCAGCGCTCGCGATCACCCACGAAGGATCGAAGGATCAACGCCGACCGCCTCAAGACCCCACGAAACTCTGGCAGAGTTCTCTTCCCCATCTTCTAGCCATCCTACCTCCGGTAGAGAATGCCCTCCCCGCCCTTTTGCCGTAGATGGGCGAGATCTTGCGGGTGAGAGCAGGGGGGCTAAGAAAGAGACGGCAAGATGGGTGGAGACCATCTTGCCGTCGGCGCCTCTCCTCTTACTTCCAAGCCGGGCCGATGTGTGGGCTGCCTCTACGCTCAGCGCCGTTCCAGGACTTTCCCCTCCTCTGACCGGGCAGTCCTATCCAAGCGTGTCTTGTGGTCTCCGAGCGATTCCACTGACCTGCCTTCAAAGTCCTGTCGGATCCATCCGATGCATTCCTGTGACCTGCCGGAACCGTTCGCATCCTAGAACTTCCACTCGAGTACGAGCAGATCTGCTCCAGTGCCTGCCAGTACAGCACTCTCGTTTCCACTCGTGACCTTGCCACTCCTATGACCTGGCGTTCCGGTTCCACTACTTTCCCGTCGCGTCGTCTCCGTGCCTCTCCTATGGCCTGCCGCCCCACTCGGTCTCTGCTCTACTCCCTTCCATTCCAAGAGCTTCCTATGCCCTGCCGGTGCTCACCGGTCCTGGCCTCTCCTATCGTTTCAACCCTCTGACCTGGCAGCCCTTTCCACTGCTCTCCCGTCCGTGCTTCTCGATTCCTAGCCTATGACCTGTCGCGCGTGTCCTTTGGCCAGAAGAAGCCCACCCTCAAGATGGGCTTCTCCCCTTGTACTACGCAGCCGCCTTGCCTCGGGGTTTGAGCGCGGCGTCTGCTTGAGCGAGCGCTTGTTCCACGGCGTCGAGAACAGCCGACAGCACGGGGGGTGGGCGCTTGTTCTTCTCGAGAGAGGCGACGACCCCCCTCGTAGTTGAGACCCATTGTCTGAGCAGCTTCAGTCTGCTCTTGGTGATGAGCGTGTCGTTGTTCGCGTTCTTCTCCACCTCGCGGATGTCCTTGTAGCCTTTTTCGCTGCCGGGTTGTTCGGGCATGCGTTGGAGGGCTCCGCGATGGTAGAGGATGCGTTCTTTTCCTCGGTGGAGGATGCCACGGATGGAGATCTGCTGCATGAGCCATCTGGTTCTCTCGAGCCAGTGTGCTCTCGCAGCCTTGTTCACGTCCCACTCGTACTCAGCACGCAGAGGATGCCTCGGGTCAGCGAGAACTGCCTGAAGCACGGTCTCTGGCGTGAGTGACTGGGTCCAGTTGGGCCCAGCCATCTTCTCGAAGATGCGGAAGTACTTGCGTGCCTTCGCATCGGAGAGAGGGCTGGTGGGTCTTGCGCAGATCTGCTCCCCGACAGGAAGCGGAACCACCTTCTTGCGTTTGGCAGCCATGACCTAGACCCTCGTCTCGGCCTTGCCGTTCTTCTTGGAGCCGATGGCGCGCGCGTGGGCGTTCTGCACCTGGTCGATGGCCTGGGCAGGGCTCATGCCCGCCGTCTCGGCTGCGTGCATGAGCCAGGGCGGAACTTGCAGGCGTGGCATGTGTGTTTTGGACTCCTCGATGATGCGAGGAATCTCCTTCTCGGAGAGCATGTCCACACGGAACGTGCCGTAGGTTCCGCTCTTCTCCGGTCTCCACTCGCAGAGGCCGACGAACTTGCCAGCGGCGTCGAGGCCCCAGGCAATCTGCCGCAGGTTGAGCTGGTCGGGGAAGAAGCGGACGACGAGCTGGATGGACCACTCCTCGTAGACGGGGCGGACGCGGACGTCGGGTTGCTTGTTGCCCCAAGAGCCGACGCGAACGATGTCGATCTGCTGCTGAGCAGCGACAGACAACATAGGCTCGAGCTCCGTGCCGAGGTCCTTGTTGATGACGGCTGCCTTGCGCTCGCTCTTGGGCCTGGCCAAGATCTTGCCATCGACATCGCGGATGGGCAGTGAGTGTCCCATGACGAAGCAGGCGCACCGCACGGACGTGGCGGAGATCATCTTCTTCGACCGAGGAGTTGCGCTCTCGATGGCCGAACGCACCCACCGCGAAGGGATGCACTCGGTGCCGTTGATGTTGCGGATGAAGGCGTTCTCGTACTCCTTCGAGAGGTCCTTGTTCTGCCGTGGCATGTCGTACCCCGTCATCTTCGCGAGCATCTGCTCGAACGACTTCTGATGGAAGCAGTTCATGAGCAGGGGCGATTCCCCTCTGAGCTCGAACGCGGCCATGCCCACGTCCAAGCTCGGAAGCGCCATCTCCGACTTCTCTTTGCTCTTACCAGCCATGATCATTCTCCTTGATGGAGGACCCCACTCCTCCATGCTTCTTATGCCTTGAGAGACTGATCAGTTTGCATGGCTAAGAAGAAGAGGGCTCTTGCGCCATCTTCTCCCCCGGCAGCCCTCACCAGTCTGGCAAGAGCGTTGTGAGGCGTTCGACGAGGAGCTTGGCTGCCTCTTCAGTTCTGGACCAGCTCTCAGTCGTGAACCTCACGCCGAAGAGCTTTGAAGGAGATGCTGTAGCGGTCGTTGTAGTAACTGAACCCCTTCTTCCTGGGCATCAGCATCTCCTCCCAGCAACGGAGAGCCAGTCGTACCCGAAG